CCGATACGAGCCATTGAGCTAGAGACAGCGAACTGTCACAGGGCCGAAGCCTTTTCGCAGGACTGAAGCACGTCCACCCTCGTATACACGATACGACAGGCTTCCGCGAAACTGATGTTCTTACGCCTCATCAGGCTGCGAACAACCCGATGGATGAGCTTGTCAATGTCTGACATGGTCACTCCTTCTCGTTGAGGATCTTGTGGACCTCAGTGCTCCAGAAGAACATGTCTTCGATGATCGACTTCATGCGGAGCAAGATGAGCAAACCAATTGCAAAAATGGTGAACTCATTGACTGTCGCCTTGTGCGGGATTGGAAGCCACAGCTGAGCCACACCGTAGATGGCACCAATAATCATCCACGCCAAAAAGAGAAACCGTGCAACGGACGAGAAGAAACGCTTGACCATAACAGATCCTTTGCCATTGGCAAAAGAGTAGAAAACCCGTGGCGTACATACCACGGGTGAACACCCTAGACAGGACTCGAACCTGTAACCTGCTGCTTAGAAGGCAGCTGCTCTATCCGTTTGAGCTACTGGGGTTGAGGAGTTTAGCGGTCCATGAACGTCAGGAGCGCCTGCATCGCCTCCTCCGTGGCGCCGATGCAGAGGTCCATGGTGAGCGGCTCACCGTCGCTGTCGGGCGAGATGCCGGAGTAGTACAACTCCTTGATCGCGTCCCACTTGTTCACGACGTCCTCGAAGTCGATGTGGCTCCCGCTGAGCGACTCCGAGAGCGCCACGATCGCGTTGCGCATCTCGCAGGGCTTGCTGTCGGACTCGTCGGCGCCCGTCATCAGCACCGCCTGGAACGCCAACTGGTCCACCTGGATCGACATCATCGCCAGGGACGTGAGCGCCGCGTTGCAGCACAGGAAGTGAACCGGGGTCTTCTTCTGACGCATAGTGAATCTCCTATGAATGGAGAGAGTGAAACCGGTGGCATACGTACCACCGTAAATCCCACCACAGCACTTAAGCCATGGTGGGAGTGTTGAGGCTGATCACTCAGCCGTGGAAACCAGTGGCCTTGCAATTCTCCAGGAACTGGAAGAGCGCTGCAGTGACGTGCACATCACGCACGCAGTAGTCCTCCATCTCCTGCGACCACTGCGACCAGTCAGTGTGCTTGCAGAAGTCGCCCTTGTCCATCCCAAGGCGAAGCCCCCACGCTTCCAGACTGTGTCGCCCGCGCAACGCCTCTGGCACCCTGTATTCGTTGAACCCGTTGGGGAACAAGGACTTTGCGGTTCGCCGCGTGTCGTTCAGCGTCACCCACGATGGCAGCACGATCTTGTTGTGGGTGCACATCACCCTGCGGTCGAACTCCACGTTGAACCCGATGATCTCCTGCGCGTTGAGCGCGATGAAGTTGATCCCGCTCCGCACTTCCGACTTGCGGAACCGGAACTCCCGACCAGTGTCCACGTCCAACGCACACACGCAGTGCACGGTGTGCAGCGACGACGTGTCTCCAGCGTTCCACGACGCCCAGTCGATTGCGTTCGTCTCCGTATCAACGACGAGTCTCACAGGACACCTCCTCTTGCGGCGAGTGCCGCCTTGAAGTCATGCACCAGAGCAGCGCTTGCCCTGCGTGCTGCCGCCTCCACTCTACGAGAGGGAAGCGGACGCCACTGCTGCGCAGCGTCGCGCAGCTTCACGTGGCAATTGCGAGCCTTCACTTCTCTTGGCAGACGACCAGGAAGTGGTAGTGGTTCAGTGGGTCGCACCACTGTGTGACCGAGCGCGATTGCCCTGCGCTCTAGCCCCACCTTCGGGATGCGATTACCACCCTGCTGGTCCACCTGGAAGCCCTTGGCTGCAGAGCGCATGAGTGTGCGCCCTGGGGTCTTGGGCTTCGGGAACCGGTTCATGGTCAAACCACCGCTCCACTCGTTGGTGCGGTAGTGACCTCGGAACTGCCATTTCTGGTTCATGTGAGTCCTCCTTTCAGGACTTTAGGACTGCATGGCGTTGTGAACGTTGTCGCGCACCAGGTCAGCTGCGCCAATCTTCGGGGACACGTGCTTCTCCCACAGCGAGCAGTTGTTCATTCCCTCCAAGTACTCTAGGGCAGCGATCAGCACCTGCGCGCTGCTGCAGTACGTCGCTGTCGGCTCATCGCACAACCGCATGTCCCACGACTCCCCGACCATCATGAACACGTACGACTCCTTCCCCCACACGATCCACAGCCTCTGCCCTTCCCCCCACTGCTCCACATCCATCCGGCAGTCGCAGTCAGGGAACTCGAACCTTGTGCGCCCACCAACAATTGAAATCTTCATACCAAGATCCCACCTTTCTGCACTTTACGAGTGCAAGTAACATGAGGACTTTGAAACCGCACGCTGCGGTCCCATAAGTGAATGCCCACCACAGCCAGTCAAGGCTGGGTGAGACTGTGTGCCCATAGCGGATGTTTGACCGCCAGGGTCTTTCCGGTAGATCCGGGAAACCCACAGCACAGCGTTTCCGCCGTGCTGGGGTAGGGAAACGGGGCGTGATAGCACGCTAGCCCCGCCCATCTGCAGCCATGCGTGCGGCTGCGGGTTACTGGTGACTGTGACTCGGCTACTGCAGTAGAATCGTCCGCTTACCCCACTACTGTGTAGCCTACAGATACCGCCGTGTCATGCGTGGCTGGTCGCTAAGCAACCCCGCATGATCGACTCCCTGGTGCGCATGCCGCGCGTATGCAACCCCGTAGCCGCTGGCTACCGGACATAGCGCACCGTTGTCGTCAGCCCGGAGGCTGACCGCCCTGCAGGTTAGTGATCATCATCGGGAAGCCATCCCATCAGCGCAAGCGCGTCACTTGGGAATATGTCCGGATGATCGGATCAGTCGCCGCAGTATTGGATCTAGGTCGTGGGCATCATCGACCGTGGCATATCCTCGCTGGCTACTTATCAGGGTCACGAGCACCCCAGCCGTAGCGAATCCGTTAGGAAACTTCGCAGCCGTTGCGTAGATATCAGACCGCCTGGCACGCACACTATCACGCCGTGACGCGATAGCGAACGCACCCACGTATCACCACAGTAGGACCGCCGCGCACCTGCCGGCCTAGCCGGGGAGCACGCGACAGCCGCCCTACGGTATCTGTCGGTGGAACTAGCCTATCGTACCCTTCGACCGTTGGCGAGCATGGCCTAGCGCTACTCGCTGTATCATATGGGTACTGTACTTCGCGGCGCCATCCATGACGCCACTACTTGCCCTGCAGGGTACAGCGTCCACACGCTGTCCGTCCCGCTCCGCTAGCGCACTACGCGCTATCGGCAGCGAAGCATCCAGGATAACCGACCTCCGTTGAGGGGACCGCTACGCTTGCGCGTCTCGGTCGGGCCGGCTCGGCGCGCCCTAGCGCACCGTTCCCGATCATGGAAACCAGGGGTTCCGCGACTCCCGCGCTTCGATTGCCCGTGTTCCGGGCGGCGGGGCCTCACCAGGCGCCTCTTTCGTTCCCGCCACGCGGATTCCGGTTTCGGCTCGGGGCCGAGCGGCAAGCCGCGCGCACGGGGCGTAGGTCGCTACTAGTGCGCGGTACTATGTAATCCCCGGCGCCCGCCGTTAGGCGGGGCCGGAGGGGGGGGTCACTCGGCGGAGGCCAACCACGCGGCCACCTCGGACTTCGAGGGGGGCAGCGTCAGGCCGTCGATCAGGTCGCGGACGGTCAAGGCCCGGTCGGCGGCCACGCCCGGGATGCGGCCGATGGTAACCCCATGCGGATTCGGGATGGCCGCGAGGAGGTCGACCGCGCCCGCGAACCATGCCATGGCCTCGGCGGTCCGAGCCTGGGCCTGCAGCCACGGGGCCTGGGTCGTCGGGCACGGGGTGCGGGCGTACACGCCGGCGGCCTTGGTCGCGTCGCGCATGGCCTGGGCCGGCAGGCGGCGGGCCTTGCGGCGGTCGGTCAGGTCGCCGAGGACGGCCTTGCCGAACGTGGCCGGCGCGGCCAGCACGCGGTCGGCGTTCCAATCGGCCACCTCGGTGGTGACGGTCGAGGCCGCGAGCCGCAGGACGGCAGCGGGCGAGGCGGGGGCGGTGCGGGCGGAAGACTTGGTGGACATGACATAACTCCTGCGCGTTAGCGCACTGGGGGGTGATTGTCGGGCACGCGCCCGACACCAATGGGTGCTCCGGAGGGCGCGGGGTTTCACCCAATTTCACAGGCGAAAAAACCAATATGAGGACTTATTACACCAGCGAATCGTTTTTGAAAAGGCTGGGCGCCCGCTATAAATCAGGACTTTGCCCAGCTTTTTCCGTTTCGTATGTTACGTATTGCGCCTGCGCCAACACCAAATCTGTCGGCAATTACACTGTCCAGGAATCCAATCTCTATCATTTTTCGTATTTCGTCCACGTCTGCCTGGGTTAATTTGCTGAAACGCGAGTTTTCCCCCGATATTCTGCTTAAATCTCTGTTTTCTGTCTGCTCGGCCTTTGTTGCGTACCGTAAATTGGAGAGTGCATTATTTGTTCGTACTCTGTCAATGTGGTCAACACTCATTTCGTCTGGACACTCTCCCTGGTAAACCTCCATAACCAGTCTGTGCACAAATATCTTTTCTGCTCCTGTTCCCATGGGCTTTCTCAAAACAACAAAAGCGTAGCCTTCTGTGTCGATAAAAGGTTCAATAGTTCTAGGGGGCTTTGAGTGAATTCTGCCACGGTTAAAAACAGGCCGCGCCTTTTCACGGACGCGACCTTCGGTGCTGACTTCGTAGTTAGGGTTTCTAGCTAGGGGCTTCCAGGTTTCCACCCATTATTATAGGCTTTTATGCTAATACAGTACCACCAAAGCAGTCTCGTGCATAACGCTCAATCCACTGGTGTGCCAAAGACTGTAATGCTGTTTTAATTTCCCACTCGCCCCAAATTGGGTTGTTTTTTCGGAGGTCCGCCACTTGGGCATTTAAATAACGTAAAAAATCCGGCTTCAAGTCTCCTCTTTTACCTATCTTTTTCATGACACACTCGTTGTCAGAGTACACCATAATCATGTTATCGTAAACCTCTACGGCATACGAGTCCATTTTTCCTGCTGGCCCATCCATTCGAAGCTGCATTCTTTCAGAAGCGCCAACGGCGGCGGACAGCTTGTTTAAAATATCAATAAACGAGTTTGCCTTTTTGCTGTTGTACTTTACAAACTTAAGATATATTTTCCTTGCCCGTGCTTGCAGTCTGTCCTTTTGAGCCTGAGACAGGAATTTAGCCTGTGGGATTCGCGAAATCGCATTAAGAATGTGCGCGCGGTCAACTTTGCCGTCCGCGTCCTTGTACGGAAAGTGTCGCAGCGAACGAGGCTTGATTTTCCCCTCGGAGTCCCTTTTGCCGCCAGCCTCAATATAAAGAAAAGCACTGTCAGGGAGATCATTTTTATAACGCGTTGTCCACTCTGCACCTTGCGAGAAGTTTTCCATATTTGTAAATACACAAGCCCTTAAACAGAGCCGTTCTGTATTGCCCTTTCTATTGATTCACGTGTCCAGCCCTCAGTCTGTATGCCAAGCGCTCCCGCTAGAGCCAAAACAGCAACAGCTAGAGCTGGCGCTGCTGTTCCACCAGAAGCAGCTGCCGCAACCGCTGCAGCTATGGCCAAGCTTATAAGAACAGTTATTTTTATTGTTTCTTCATTTTCTCTTATGAAAGCGCTTACAGAAGACACAAAGGATGAAATGGCGTTTCTTGCCCCACCTACGCTGTCTATCACAATGCCGCCAATTCCTAGCACGTAGGTTGAAAGCCGATCCCACAGTTCCTCACAAGCCTTTTCTCGCTGTTCTGGTGTCGCGTTTATGGTGTTAAGTAATTGATTCAGCTCACCCCACGTTGCACACAAGTCAACTAGCGCAGCATCACTAAAACCACCAAGTCGTATTTTCATAAAACGAACTAACTGCTCCTCAAAACTAATGTTGTTAACTGGCGCAATACCCAAAGAGGAAAGGGCTTCAGAAAGAGCATTAGCCAAAATAGTACCAAAATGATTTATAAAGCTCTCCATATTTGACGCCCAAAAATTACTAAGCCATCTATACCTTCTAAGGAGTTCATCAACCTCACGGAAAAAACTTTGAAGGGCGTCGCTACATAATACGTTTATAAACATAGACCAGGGGCCACTGTTATCAACAACCCTCTGTCCAGCTGTTATTAATGCGACCGCATCTGAAATCCAACCAATAGCAGATCTAGTTATTACTCTTTGAAGCGACTGAAGAGCGCTCATAAATCTAAATATGTCTTTAGGTATTTCTGCGCTAGCTTTAGTCTGGTCATTTATTGTTGGCACGCATTCCATAAAAGAAGTAAGGGCCTGCTGCCATGTTGTGCTTGATTCAATTCTGCGCACACAGTCTTTTTCTGTTACAACAACAGACTCTTTTGCAGATGGATCCGCTTGCTCGTAAACCTCAGCTTGTTTGTTTAAAGCGGATATAAATCTGTAATTTAGTTCTTTTTTCATTTTTTATCCAATGGTTATTCCGTACCCCGAAAGCTCTTCTTCTGAAGGAGGCTCCATACCTAACATTATAAAAACAGCAACCAATACCGCAAGCGCTGGCGCTGTTATCGGTGTGCTAGTTCCCCCGCTCGCAAGAGTTATTCCAAGAGCAGCAACTATTGCTAGCACCAAAGCAGGTCGCAAATCAATTTGGGACAATCCGCGAGACAGAACACTGTAAGCGGAATTTAGAGCAGCTGAAAAAGATTCAAAATTCGCCATAATCGTATTAATTAATTCACCAACCTCTTCCTCCGTCATTTGGGCTACCGTTCTGCAAAAAGCAGAAATGTTGTTTGGTCCACCAACCAAAAGATCGCGTAAAAAATTCTTAAAGTTTTGACTTCCAAAAACAGCACTGTTCATACCGTAGAAAGTTTCGCCAAGAAGAAAGCCCAACTTGCCAACAATTTGACTAACCAGTATTTGAACTAGCGCTGGATTTGCCAAAAATTGAGACATCACCCCAATATCACGGAGTGTTTTTATTATTGTTTCTAGAAAAGAACACAGCATACTAAAAAAATCTTTCCAGTTTGATACTGATCCAGATCTTATCATTCCTATTGCAAGCTCACCCAGTTTAGTAACGATCATTCCAACGACAATAGCGGAGCTTATAACGCCACCACCTGCAGTAAAACAAGATCGAACACTAGAAACCAGATCTTCTATTGTTTTTGCAATTGATATTTCTGGACATGATTCAATATCAGTTTTTTTAGGCTGGTCATCTAGACCTAAAACCTCTACCTGTTTATTAATAGCAGCCACAAACAAACGGTACGCGTCCATGGCTTAAGATACACTTTAAAATAAAAAATATTCAGTGTATTAATACCTGTATGAACCTGAAAACAGTCATAGCAAAACATTTGGCCGTAAGCGCAGCACCACCGTCTACACCCCCAAGATGCAAAGAAATAACAGCAAGGTGGGAGCGGTTTCGTGGGGCAATAAACACAGCCTACGAAGCTGGACGACAGCAGATTGACGGACTTACATACGGCACGCTTGGACAGGTTTGGGAATTTGAAACATGGAACAGCCAAAACGGAAATCCGCTTCCACCAGAAATTTTTAAGTTTTCTGTTAACGACGCCCCGTATGTTCCAACAAATCAATATCCTCCAGCTGCTGCAATGCAGGAGCCTCAATTGGGCGCTCCAAGCGTTCAAAACGACCCAAATTTAGCAAAAAAGGAAAAACTTCTTGCGTGTATAAAAACACTAAGAAAGTGCGCGCTTCTACGGGGATATAAAGACCCGAGATCAGGCAAGTACATACGCGGAAAATGGGATATGTTATACGCTGCAGCAATTCTAGAAGCTATAGAATTGGCAAGAAAAGGCTGCGAGCCGTACTCTTCTGCTGGCGGTATTGGTAGAAACCCAACAAATAAGCAAAAGAAAGAATTTTTTAAAGCTCAAATTAATTCAATAACAGAAGGTGTTCGCTCTGCGCTTGGCGCGCCATGTAAACCATGCCAACCAACACAAACAGCTCCAGCAGGAGTAAATCCACAATGAATGACTCAATTTCAAAATTAATTTACGTTTTGGGTGCAGCTCCCACAGAGTGTCAAACAATAAGATCAAAATACGACAAAAAAATCAGCAGCGCAAACAGCTGTAAAAGTGATGGTACACGAGCTGCTGATCGTATAACCTGGATAGATAACACGCACCCCGAAAACGGAATGACGCCATTTAGCTGGAAATGGGAAAGCTGTGCTCCAGAAGGAGAGACGTCTTTCTTGCCAGAAGGCGAAAGACACAAACTTCCACAGGCTGGTGCGGTTGGCCCAGACCAAGACGGCGGATCAATGAGACCAGGACGTGGAAGAAGCGCGGTTATGCCAACAGTTTTGACCCCTAACTCTATGGAGCCTGGAGACAAAGCGCCAACTAATAGAGACAGGCTAGACGCTAAACAGAACGAAGAGAAATGCAAGATTCTAAAAAAGCATAATGAAATAATGTATTCTCTTGAGGTGGAGCGAGAGACAGAGCTTTACAATGCTCAGTGCAGCCCATACGGAGCAACAGTTACAGACAGAAAAAAGAAATTTGATAAAAAGAAAGAAGACATAAGAAATAGCTATTTAGAAAAGGCTGCAAGAATAGCGAGAAATAAGCCGTGCAAGAAAAAATAATTATCGCAATTAAAAGACTTTCTCTTGCTGTTGATCAGCAAAACGCTGTTCCGTGCTCGTATTTAAAAATAAGCCCCTCAAAGCGCGCACTGCCGTGCAAATGGAAACCGACTGATATTTCTAAAATAGCATCAGACATAGCAATAAAGGTAAAGACCCAACATCTTTCCTCTGAGTGCGCGGAACAAATAATCCGATCTTTTTCTGACCTTGTCAATCAAAAGTGCGGAAACCCAGGGACGGGAATGTACTCAGGTGTTTATAAAGCTTTACGAATGGAGCTAACTAGACGCGGTATAATTAAATTAAACACAAAAACAACTAAGCCATCAATAAAGCCAACTTACGTAAAACCAGGGCTTATTATTCCAGACAGACCAAACATTGAAAGGATGGTTTGGTCACCGAATCTTGATCCATTTAGATAATTAGTGTATAAAAAACAAGGAACAACTATGTCACTAGAAAAAGCAATACAAAAACTCACAAGCGCGATTACTGCAGCTAGACAACCAATGGGTCCAGTAGTTGATCCGTCAAGGCCATCAGGCCCAGTTGGTCTTCCACCGAAGAGAGTTCTCTGCAAAACAGAATATGTAGGTACTTGGCCAGATAATAAAGCTATTTGTGTTTGCAGATCAAAGATGAAGGGCGATAACAATTGCGTAGTAGAAACCATTGAAGGCCCATGTATGTTTCAGGAAGGGTTTGAAACAACTGTCCCATTTAACGCGCCATGTCAAGGCGGGCCGGGCCAACAAACACCAGGCCAAATGTAAAAGGGATAAAAGATTTTTAAAAACCCGCCAGTGATGGCGGGTTATTATTTGTGTATAATAAAAAGTAGGAAAGAATTATGTCATTAGAAAAATCAATTCAAAAACTAACCCAGGTAATTCAAGCGGCTAATCAACAATTTACGCGATTTGATGAACCTAATATGCCACTTGAATCAACCCCAAGAAAAAAATATAAACCAGCACCAGTCCCAACAAACAGGTTTGGTCACTATGGTTGGAATTGTCACTGGGCGCTCCAAGCGATGGAAGAAGACCCAAGCATTCTATCGCGTTGCTGTCATGATCCTAGCACACCTATTCCACATACGCAATATTGCTACACTAGGGTTCTTGACGAAATCTATTCCACACCGGCCTGATATTTTGTTAAATTAAAAAGTAACCCGCTAGTGATGGCGGGTTATTCTTTTGTTTAATATTTATTTTTATGGATTTAAACCAGGGCCTGACACAAATACGTGTCTGCCTATTCTAACGAGAGTGGCAGTGTGGCCCTTTCCTTTAGAATCACGAATTGTGTCTACCCATTTAACTTTTCCAGGGTGGTTTTTTGCTGATCTTACCGTGTCTACAACCCAGTTGTCTTTGCTTCCAGAGGCGTTAGGATTTAGATACAGAAATGTATTTGCCGCTTCTTCTTGTGTCATCCCAGCACCAACAAGAGCAGTTCTTCCCTGTGCCGCGCTAGCGTCTTCATGTGCGCCGCCCGCGCCACAAAGAGATTTTAAATATTCTGCTCTTTTTCTAAAGGCGCTTTCGCTTGATCGCGGATTAGATCCAGCCCTATCTCTGATAGCCTGATTTTTACTTGGGTAAGTGTTGTTCCAACAGCTAAAAGCATTTAATTTTAAAAACTCTTTAACGATCGGCGTGCTAGGTATTCCAGCTGGCAAAGTTATATTAAGAGGTGTTCTAGACGCTCTCCATCTAGCTCTATTGTCAGCTATTGCCCAAACTAAAGACTGGCCAACCAACCCTTCCGTTGATGCCTCTCCGCATAAAGTAGCGTCTATAATGTAGGCCTCTGTTATTGCTTCTGGCTTTGGTCTTGGCGCTGGTTTTACATCTTGATCGAGCAGAGGTGGTATTTGTGGAGAGTTCAGCGTTGTGGGCGGCGGGCAAGCTGGTGTACTTACGCCTTGTGGCGGAACAATAATCTCTCTTCCAGGCTCACCGACAACAGTATCAATTGGCGTGTTGTTTCCTAGTCTTATAAGCCTCCATTTACCAGTGGAAGGGACACCTATTGGAGGTGGCGTTGTGGGATAGTTGATTTGGTTGTTACCGTCCATGTCGTAAGCGTGGACAGGGGTTGTTACGTTTACTGGCATACCATCAGGTCCAGTCACAACTCTAGTTACCATATATATATTGGAGTAATCAGCTCCAGTAAACCAAGCAAACATATAGCAAGTAAAGCCCGGTCCTTCGGCTTCGTTTCTTGCCGGCTCAGATCCTAGCTGCCCACCTTGATCATAAGCCTTTAGAATAAATTTTAATTTATCAATTGGTCGCACGTAATCTTATACACCAAGAACTATATACTTGGGAAGTTCTTTCTTAAACTAGATCTTAACTTAAGAGAAGATCCAGATCTTGAAAGACTATTAATAGTTAATCTTTTTTGCTTTGCTGATGCTTCTAAATAAGCACTTACACTAAACGACTCAGTTTCCAAAATGCTTACAACACCGCCCTTACTTGTTGTGTAAGTCGCAAAAATATAATTTCCACCAGAAGAGGAGACGCTTAATATTACAGTCCATGAGCTTGCAAGCAAAGACGGGTTTGTCTGTTCCGTCAAAACATCTAAAGCACCAGTTCTTATGTACGCCCCCGTGCCTAGCCCACTAAAGCCAGAGGCTGTTAGTGTTACTGTCGTTGCGGTTCTGTTTGATAAAGTAATAGGCATTTTAGAACTTTGGAATCACATTTCTTGTTTTAGCTTGGGATTTTAATGAATCATTTGCCGAGACTCTAGTTTTCTTTTTTCCAAATCCGTAAAACTTTGGAAAAGAAACAGTAGAAGACATGTAAATTTCACCTATTTCAAGAGCATTACTTACAACAACATAGTACTGTCCAGACTCTGATGATCCATGCAGATGAGTGTAAGTCCAGGCCTTATTTTTCAAAAATGAATTAGTTTCGCCACCACCGCCAACACCACCTTGATAACTTAATATCTGCGTAAAAGAAGGAGACCCAAATTGTTTATAAAAAAGAGCATAAGAAAGCATTCCTTCGCCATCACAACAAATAGAGTCTCCTAAATAGCACTCAATAGTGCTAGATGCCTCATTTCTTGAAACCCTGTACAAAAGAATTTCTGTAGAGCCAGGACTCACTTCACCTGGTGGTTTATCTGCCATTTTATGCCCCCGCTTGTTGTATTGGTCTTAGCTCTACTCGTCCACGACCACACATTTTAACAAGACCCATTCGTCTTCTCATCTCCCTTACCGACTTAAGAGTTCTTCCAAGGGTTGAAGCTATTTCACAGTCTCTCATTTTTCCAGCCTCAAGCTTTAAAAAATTCTTGTGTTCCGCACTCCATCTTTCTTTTTTGTCCTGCATAATATTCTCCTGTAATTAATACACCTTTCTAGTCTATAATAGAACGTGAAAAGACCTCAGAAAGACGCAGTCGCAATCTTTTTGAAAAAAATATCAAAAACATCTGGGGCGAAAATCTCAAGAGACGAGGTTTTGTCATTAGTTGAAAAAATAGCCCAAACCCACATGGGCAAAACGTTTGCTTACATGACAGTAGAAGATATAGCTTCACAAGCCCGTCTTATTTGCATGCAGCAGTTAAAGTTTTACGAACCAGAAAAAGGCATTGGTTGGGACGACATAAATTCGCTTGAGCGTTGGCTCAACAGGGTTGTCAAAAATAGACTTAAAAACTTTTATAGAGACCATTGTGGTAGTTTAAATGAACAACACAAAAAGGCTAGAGTTTCGCTTAGCGCAAAAGCAAGAAACTCAAAAGACGACTCTGTTGCATACGAGCCAGCGACTTGTAAAAACGAAACAGAAAACTCAGTTGTTTTTGGGGAGCTGAAAGACTTTGTTGAGGCTAGGCTATCTGAGGAGGGGCTTGAAATATACAGGGCTTGTCTTTCCGAAGAACCAGTGAATTCATATTATAAAAATAAGCTTCGTTTAGAAATAACACAAATAATGGGGGAGTGGCGAGATGGCAAAACGAATTGAAGAAGCTGACAAGATATACATAGAAAATAACTGCAAATACAAAACAGACGCTGATATAGCAAAACATATCGGCTGTTCAATAAAAACTGTGGAGCGCTACAGAAAAAGTATTGGCATGATGAAAAACACAACCAAAGATCCGGTTGTGATGATAGAACAAAGAAAAGATTATCAAAACAGAGATATATTTGATTTTCACGTTCGTTCATTTGAAACAAGCCCAAGAGGGTCAAGAATAAAAAAACAACTACCGGAAGAAGACTGGATTTTATTCTCCGAAGAATGGGCAAATTATAAAATTCAGCTCGAAGATCTCACCCACACAGAGCAAAACACTGTTGAGCAGCTAATTTTTTTAAAGCTAAGAATAGATAAAAACCAAAAAGACTATTATGACGCCATGAGAATACGTGACTCTCTTATGGCAAACAATGACATTGTTGATGTCAAGGATTTAGATCTGTCAGACCCAAAACAGGCTGAGCTATATCAAAAAATATTCAATGCGTCTATGCGGGCAACAGACTTAAATAAAGAGTACAAAGATTTATTAGAAAAATCTACAAAGCTAAACGAAACACTTAATGCAACTAGACGCCAAAGAGAAGAAAAAGGAAAAGTGGGTGGGGACACCTTCTTCTCCCTTTGTAAAAAGTTTGAATCTATGCAGACAAGGGAAAAAGAGGGTCGCATGGCAGAACTACTTCGGCTTTCTATGGAAAAGAAACAAGACAGCATGCGTAACGCCATAGAATATATGGACGGGGAACTAGCTCCGCAATTACTAGATTCGGAAACAGTAAAGAAAACAAGAGAACAACAATGAAAACAGCAATAGTAACAGGTTGCCCAGGTCAAGACGCCTCATATTTGACAGAGCTTTTGCTAAGCAAAGGATACAAAGTATACGGAATATACAGAAGAAGCTCAACCGAGAAAAACGCCTCTAATATGGTTGAGGCAGAAAAAAACTCAAACTTCCATCAAATAAATCTAGACATCACAGACGCTTCTGGGATATTTAGCATTATATCTCATATAAGACCAGACGAGTATTACAACCTCGCAGCAATGTCTCACGTTGGTCAAAGCTTTAAAGAACCAATATCTTGTGCATACGTTAATGGTACTGCTGTAACAATAGTTTTAGAAGCAATAGCAAAGCACTCGCCACACACAAGATTTTACCAAGCATCTACATCTGAGATGTTTGGTGGCGTAACTGAAAATCAATCTGAAAATACGCCTTTCGTTCCACGTAGCCCTTATTCAGCAGCAAAAATGTACGCACACAACATGGTTGATATTTACCGAAAGTCTTATGGCATTTATGCGTGCTGCGGAATACTATTCAATCACGAAAGCCCAAGAAGAGGCTTTGATTTTGTTACTAGAAAGATAACAAACGGCATAGCTAGATATAAACTTGGCCTTTCTGGTCCAATTGAGCTTGGAAATCTTGCCGCCAAAAGAGACTGGGGTCATGCGAAAGATTATGTTAAGGCGATGTGGATGATGCTTCAGGCGCAAACGCCAAGCGATTATGTTGTTGCGACTGGAGAAACTATATCAATTAAAGACGCACTTCATTATGTTTGCGGATTAGCAGATATTAACCCAGAAGATGCTTGCAAAATAAACCCATCATTTAATCGTCCGCTAGAGGTAAACGTTCTTTGTGGCGATCCATCAAAGATTAAAAGAGAGCTTGGATGGCAACCAGAGTACACGTGGAGAGACCTTCTTTACGAGATGTACAAGCACGATTACAGTATTAATTATGCCCAAAGTGTATTAAATAACGGTGGCAAAGAAAAGGCTGAGGAAACCAAAGTTCAGGCGTAGAGACGGTAGATACTCACCAGAGTATTGGCGTTTCAGAAAAGAGGTTCTAAAAAGAGATGAGTTTTCATGCCAATTTCCAGGATGTTGCGAAAAAAGAGGACTTGAGGTACATCATATAAAAAAATATGCAAACTCGGCAAGGCTAAGAACAGAGAAATTCAATGGAATAACTCTTTGCAAAAAACATCATGAGCTAGTAACAGGGAAAGAAGAGCAGTTTGAATCGGAGTTTTTCAAAATTATTTGTCAAAAAAACACCGAAGAAATACAGAGGATAAATGAACTCAGGAAACAAGGGTTCCTTAAAGAAGGCCAAAAAAACAGTAGAGAGCGCTATATACGCAAGCGTTATCATTGACAACCAAGAAAAAAAACCGTGGGATTTTTCAGAAAAGCTGCCATCTAAATTCTTTGTAAAAAACGTTTTGGTTAAAAATCTAGAGTACGGTGATTATACGCTAGAGGGCTATGATATGCCCGAGTTCAAAAACAGTATAATTATTGAAAGAAAAGCGTCTGTTGAGGAGCTTCTAGGAAATATAGGAAAAAACTGGGAGAGATTTCAAAGAGAACTAGATGGACTACAAAAGTATGCAAAGCCACTCATAATAGTTGAAGACGACCTACATGACGCTTACGCAAAGTACATGGGAAGAAACCCTAAAAAAGGAATGTATTTTACGCTGCCTCCAGATTTTGTTCTTTCAAGGATTTCAGAGATTGATCATAAGTGGGGAATCAAAACGCTTTTTCTAAGCAATAAATATTTTGCAAGAAGATACGCGTGCAACATCTTTAGATCAATTCTAGGAGAGGTTAAAAATGACACTGAGCCAAGAGTATCTTGAAAATCTTTATCTTGAGCTTGGTGATACAAGCGCCTTTGATATCAAAAACCCAATTGATATTTATTCGCCAAAAGAAAAAACGGCAGAAGAGCTTATAAAAATTGGAATGGACCCAAGATACGTTGGATTTACCGCTAAGCATTTTCTTGGCGTTAATTTGTTCCCGTATCAGATGGCCGTATTAAATGAAATATGGAACAAAAGACTTCCAATACTTATTGCGACTAGAGGTGGCGCAAAAACAACAATGCTTGGTATTACAGCAATACTAAAGGCAATGTTTAACCAAGGCTCAAAAATAGTAATTGCTGGTGCTGGTTTAAGACAGTCTGGCCTAGTATTTGAGTCTATGGAAAACATATGGAAGAACGCGCCTGTCTTGCAGGACATATGCGGACCAAACAACGGACCAAAAAGAAGCGTTCTTGGTTTCAATTGGGATCTTGGTGACAGCAAGATCATGGGCATTCCTATAGGAACTGGTGAAAAAATCAGAGGTCTTAGAGCAAACGTAATTATCGTTGACGAGTTTGCTTCAGTTAACCCAGACATATTTGAGGTTGTAATCAGAGGCTTTGCTGCTGTACAGAGCCAAAACACCTTTGAAAAAGTAAAGCAGGAGTACATAAGAAGAGCCTTAAAAGAAACGCTTGGGGAAGACGCGATTGATGACAATCTAAAAAACAAAGGCAACCAAATAATACTTGCCGGTACTGTTAGCTACCAATTCAATCACTTCTACAAGTACTATCAAGACTACGCCAATATCATATCAGCTGAAGGAAAAGGCGGTGTTGACCCAAGCGAATACGCAATAGTACGAATACCTTTTGATCAAATGCCGCCAGGTATTATGGATGAAACAATATTGAATCAAGGTAGGGCAACGATGGATTCAGTAATTTTCAAAATGGAATACGGTTGCGTTTTTGCAAAAGACTCAGAGGGTTTCTATCCAGCCTCAGCCATATACGCAGCTACAAGCCCAATTAAAACACCAGATGGAGAGGTTTCTTTTACTGTTGAGTCTTACGGAGATAAGACCGCAAAGTACGTTCTTGGAATAGACCCAGCATCAGAAAGAGACAATCTTGCCATAAGCATCATAAAGGTTACAGAAAGCAGTAGACAGCTAGTTTTTTGCTGGAGCACAAACAGAAAACGATTCGAGGCGGATAAAAAGAAGTATCCAGATAGATACAAAGAGATCCCAGATTACAACACCTTTATTCTCAGAAAAATACATGATCTTTTCGCTAGATTCAATATTGTTCGAATGCATCTTGACTCTGGTGGCGGTGGTAGATCAATAATTGAAGGCTTAAAAGATCATACGAAACTGAAAGACGGAGAGTATTGTCTGTACGATATGGACGACGAAGATTGCTCTGACAAAGTAGGACTTCACGTAATAAAAGTAATTGAATTTTCATCTCGTGAGTGGTACGAGTCATCTCACTTTAACTTACTCAAAGACATCACCACGATGAAAATATTATTTCCAGAATACGACGCTGTAGGAATAGAGCAGTCTAAAATACTAGGCCTTGAATCAGATGACGATTACAATCACGACAATATTCTATCCGAAATAGAAGAGTGTAAATATCAAACAACTTTGATACAAGAGCAGACTACAGCAAAGGGTCAAAAAAGATGGGACTTGCCAAAAATAAAAGGCGTTGTAACAGAGGGTATAAAACTTCGGCTTAAGAAAGACCATTTCACAAGTCTGTTATTGGCAAATGACGCAGCAAGAAACTTAGACAATCAGCAGCAGCAAGGCATATCTACATTTGGCGGCTACTCCTCAAAATACATTGTGCAAAACAACATAAGATCTGACTCAATGTATCAGGGCAAGGGCATGAGAAAAATGAAGGGCGCCCAAAGATCTTCAAATATATCGATGGAAGAAGGAAGACAGGGGAACATAGCGTATTAGTGTATTGACCTTATAGCTAGAATAGGTTAACATGTCAGAGGAACAGAACTTTTATATATCGCCAGATCAGGGCAGGCAAGAAGGACTAAATAAACTTGGTCGAGCTATGGCTAGCCAGGATATGGCAGTCGCTGGATTCTATTCAAATCTAGAAGAAAATATATCTGTTCGGCCCCCTTTCACAAGAACAACATACGAAAGATTCAGACCGCACGAGCGGATTCCAGATAAAGACAATGACATAATGACGTCTTGCAGGAACGCTTATCAAAGCGTTGGCGTTATTAGATCTGTTGTTGATTTGATCACAGAAACAGCGGTTGAAGGCCTTGAGATAGTAAGCGAAAACGAAAACATAACAAACTTTTTCAAGGTTTGGTCAAGCAATGTGGCGCTCAAAGAAAGAAGTGAAAGATTTGCGAATTATTTTGTCGTTGAAGGCAATGTAGTTGTAAGAAGAAAAACATCGCAAATCGATACTCCAACAGTAAGAAGAATGAAAAGAGCTAACGCTGTTGAAAAAATAGACATACCAACTGAATACGTTTTTTATGATCCACAAACAATAAGACTTCTCGGTGGTGAGCTAGCTATTTTTTCTGGAGTCAAGCGCTGGGGAATTAAAGTAAGCTCTGCGCAGGTTCAAGATCTTAAAGACGCTTACGCTCAAGACAAGAGCATACTTAAAAGTGTTCCAGAAGAAATTAAAAAACTAATTGGTGAAAAAACTAGCGTTGGAGAAACCGTAATACCGATTCCAGAAGATGAGGTGTACGTAGCACACTACAAGAAAAAAGACAGCGAAATATGGGCTAAAAGTTTTATTTTTAGCATTTTACACGACGTAATCTACAATGAAAAGCTGCGAATGGCAAAAATAAGCGCCCTTGACAGCTGGTACAACTCTGTTCGTCTTTGGAAGCTTGGTGATCACAAAGCTGAAATTTTGCCAGATACAGGCTCTATTGTAAAGCTTGCTAAAATACTCGAAAACCACACTGGTGGAACGTTAGATGTAATCTGGGATTCAATGTTAGATTACGAACAGTTTTTCCCACCAATAGAGAAGCTACAAAACTTTGAAGAAAACTACGAATCAATGCTTCTTGGTCTTGGTGTCCACAAGAGCTTGATAGGTGGCGACAGCAATGTTCCAGGAAGCTCGGACTCATTCATAGGGCTTAGAAATCTTATGAAAAGAATAGATTGCGTAAGAAGAGCGATGTCTGATTGGATCATGCATGAGGTGAATCAAATTTGTGACGACATGGGCTTTCAAGAAAGACCAAAGGTCAGATTCAATAACGACAATCTATTTGATCAACCAAGCTACTTTAAGCTACTTATTGAGCTTGCAGATAGAAACATCATTTCTAATCAAACCATTCTAGAGAAAATCGGGGAAATGTGGAATATTGAAAAGGCAAGAGTAAAGAACGAAAGCGAGATGAGAAAAGATGGTGAGGTTCTTGATAAGCTTAGCCCATTCATTCAAACTATTATACCTGAAAGCAACCATAAAAAAGCAAAAGAATTGCAGCAGCTGCGAGAACAAACGCCTGGATCGCAAGAACCTCCAGGCAAAGCTGGAAGGCCAGATGGTGCAAAGGATACTGTTACGAGAAAAGTTAAGAAAAGAACTCGTGCTGATAACAAAAAGAGCACTTAAATAAATAGCTATTAAAAAATGTGTATTAGCTCATGAGGTAAATATGCCAATTGAGCTTTTATCAATGATTGGTGGTAGCACTTTGGGGTTTATTTTTCGCTACCTAGCCGAAAAAAGGCAGGACGAAAAAGAACTCTTTGAAAGAGTAATTGAGGCGAACAAGCAAACAACCTCAAATCAAGACCAGGCCGCTAAAAGAGTTCCAATAGACGTAGGAAAGGGCGTTAGACAGCTTATTGTCTTAACTGTTCTTTTTGGTTCTATAGCAGCACCTTTTATACTTCCATTTTTTGGAGTACCAACATTTGTTGAAGTTGACGCAACAAATCCAGAGGGTCTTTTTGGCATAATTCCAGAAACTAGCAAGAAATTTTTTGTTGAGGTAAACGGGTTTTTATACTCATCAGAAAATCGACAAATATTACTCAGCATAGTTGGATTTTACTTTGGCACATCTGCAGCAGCGAGGAAGTCATGAAATTTATGTCTAAAATAATATGGCCATTGTTTTTTACGGTTTCTCTTTTTGGCTGCGACACAACACCAAAGATTATTCCAGACACAACTGGAGATAGTGCCGTTATGCTCTCTATTAAAAAATCTATAGAGCACCAGTCTACAGACACAACTGGCTACGGTTGGCTTTTTTGGTACGCGCCAGTTGCACTAATAGCCTTGCTTTGGGCGTATAGAGAGTTTATAAGAAAGCCACTCCTTTGTGATGATGGTGACGTAAAAGACGAACTAGAAGACAAAAAGGAAGACAACACGTGAGAGCTTGATTAGTATTCGGCGGGCCTAGGATGTACGCGCCTGCTTTTATGACTTATTCAAGCTTTCACTGTTTAATTTCTTCAATGTTCCGCCAGAGTACTGAAAAACCAAAAACTCAGAAGGCACGTCTTCTTTATTTTTCACAGCTCTTGATTTTGCTCTTTTTAGCTCGTTTCTAGTCAAAAGAAGCGGATAAACGTCTCCGTCTGATTCCAAAAACGCGCAAAAGTAATAAAACTCAGCCTCAGTAGGTTTTTTATTCTTGTTGCGGATTGCATTCTTTTTCTTCTTCATCTAAATAAAATACACCATTTTCCTCTGAAACAGACCACCTATCACAAGTTTCGGCACTCCACACCTTAGAAGATACCCTATACCCCTTAGCCCCAGGATTTGGTTTGTTTCCAATGAAATAGGCATCCTTAAAGGCTATTCTATTTGTTGGAAGGGCGGCAATTTGACCGTTATCTAATTTTATTATATGAGCACATTTATCTTGATCGGGAGTGTAAACAAATGATGTATCTGGGTTTTCGTCTTTTAGCCATTCAACCGTAAACCAATACTCTCCTTGTACCACCTTTCTGTTTCTTAAAAAACAGTCGCACTGGTGACCAAGCAAATAGTCCCACTGTATTATTTGTATTTTTTCAGTAAAGCAATCCCATAGCTGCAAATTCTCAAGGCTGTAGTGCTCGGAGCCTTCTTCTGGCTCGTACCACCACATTGAATGAAGTGGAAGACCACGCCAGTGCGCTCCAGTTTTAAGCATTACATGAAAAAGCAAACTTCTTGCTCGCATTGACCTAACACCAAAAACATGACCTTCAGTAAAGCCTTCCTTTTCTTCCATGTCGTACAAGAAATCGTTTTTTATGAAAACTTTTATAACTGGCGAGTTTGCGTGCATGAAATATTATAGAACTTTTACTCTTTAAAACTAATGTGTATATTAAAACATGAAAGTCTTTGAAGGCGAAAAAGAAATAGCTTCACTTTTAGTTAATAACAAAACAAAGTGTGACTCAACTCTGGTCACAGACATTTCTGTAAAAACAGATTCTCTTAATAATGTCTGCAAGGGCAACGCTTGCGCAATCGCCTCAATTGCACCAAATGGCTATAAGCCAACCGATGATGTAACAACTCTATCATCAATACTTGTTAGCGACATATGGAACGCAAACGACGACGTTTTTACATCCGAAGAAATACTCTCAAGATACTCAACAGCGAAATTTAAACCAATCAATTGGATGCACAAGGGTTCCGAGGACACCGAAAATGAAAACATAGGGGTTATGCTTGAGACCACACTTGTTGAAGGAGACGTTCCAGAAGTTAACATAATTAAAGCCGACGAATCGTCTTGCAAAAACCCACGCTCTTGCAGCGGGAAAATACACGTTAAACAAGACGGTATAATTTGGTCTGGCTATTTTCCAACATACGCTGAAAAAATCAAAAAGGGCATTCAAGACGGCAAGCTTTTCGTTTCAATGGAATGTTTCTTTGAAGATTTTGGATACGCTCTAAGAAAAGACGAAGATTCCGAAATAATATTCCTTGACAGATCTGACGCAAACTCAAAAATGTCAAAAGACCTTCTAGCCTTTGGCGGCAAGGGCACAACCCAATACAAAGGCCAAAGATATCAGATTGGAAGATGGCTAAAAAACATAACTTTTTCTGGACAGGGCGTCGTTTACGAGCCAGCAAATAAAAAGAAGAACAAAATATACAGCATAATTTTTGCCCAAACACCACAGGATATTATGAATGCAAACTCGCCAATATCAACCGTTCAGGAGCCTGGTTCAATACTAAATCCAGCAGAAATGCCAGACGATACTTCGAACGTTTCTAGAACAGACACCCCTCAAGATTTAAAAAATAAAAGAGAAATGCCAACTTCATTTAAGCCACCAGCTGATGGATTCTTGTTTTTTACAGCAAAAGAAGCCGAAAGCGTTGGCAAAATAAAGCTTGGCTGCACTGGATACCACCTTTATCAGGAAGACAGACACGGCGATAAGCCGCTTCTTTACTCTGCTTTAATGGCTGACCCAACAGATCTTGAAAAGCAGATGGCAATACCACAGTATCGGCCATGCGAGGACGAGCGCGAGCTTCGTTTTGTTCTAAAAGAACTTGGCATTTCCCAAGAATCCGAAACTTCCTATTATATAGACAAACCAGAGGGCGATTCTGGCGATATTCAAGAGGGCACTTTTAATCCACAACAAGACCAAAGTGGGCCATCATCTGAGCAATCAGCACCAGCTCCAGGATCTGCTGGTGAGAACGCTTTAAGCCAAGCAAACAAAAAAGACAGTAGTTTAGAAAATAAAAATAATTTTGTGTATAAAAACAAAGAGGAAAAAATGTCAGACACTAATACAAAAAACGATAACGAGGTTCTTGATCTTAAAGAACAATTAGTTTACGCCGAACAAGCAATTGCTTTGGCTACAACTCATATTGAAAACATGAACCTTAAGCTTGCCCGTCTAGAAGAACTAGAAGACTTCAAGACACAAGCAGAACAACTTATTGATCAAGCCTACGAAAACAAAGTAGGCGCTGACAGACTTGCCGAAATGCGAGAGATGGTTGGTGAAAGCTACACAGAAGAAGACCTTCCAGAGCTTAAGGCCATGTCAGAAGAGGCGTTTGCTGAGCTAAGAAAGGCTGTAAGCAAAGTAAGCAACAAGATTGAAAAGGTAATCACAGAGCAAGAAATCGTCGCAAAGGCTTCACAGGCAATTGCGGCAGCAAAGAAACAACAGTCCCAAACTCCGAATTTTGTAGTAGCGACCAAGCGTGAAAACAAGGCCGACGTGGCGAAAAATCTCATAGCTCATGCGCTACGTAGAAAATAATTAAAGCAAATTTTTAATTTGTGTATAACATAACAAGGGTAAAAAAATGGCATTAAAACCTGATAGAAACGAACTCGACGTAGACATCTCTTATTTCTGGGCTACTGGTATTGGTTATGGTAGCGAGCGTGGCGGCTGGGTCAGCGCAACTGGCTCAACCGTTGCTTCTGGTGCCGCTATGGACCAAGCCGCTAACCAAGTTTGGTACGGCCTAAACGCGACAGGCGTTCGTCCGCTAGGCATTCTTCTAAACGACGTAGTAAACATCGACCTTACCAGACAGATCCTCAACCCATACAAGAGCGAGGTTCAGGTAGGTGACAAGATTACAGTCCTTAAGAAGGGCTATGTAGTCACCAACAGAGTCGTAACTACTATGGGCGCAAACAGCGTAACTGTAGTTCCTGGCGCCCCAGCTTTCACTGGGCCAAGCGGCTTCATTACTAGCGTTGCATCTGGTACTCTCCATATGGCTCCTGGAGCTGGCGACGCGCTTTCACGCTCAATGCTTAACAGCGCTTCTGGCTCTTACGTAATCGGTAAGTTCCTCTCCAAGGTTGACGAGGACGGTTACGCCAAGGTTTACGTTGATCTATGATTGAGTTAAAAGCTGAATAAAAACAAAAGAAATAGGTATAAAATGAACAACGAAATCAAAGACAGCGTAGAAACACAAGAATTAACCGACGCAGCAAAGCAGCTGCTTTCCGATGCTGGCAGTAATGACAAAGCGGTCTCCATGAGAGCGCAGGCTCAAATTGCAAAAGGCATTGCTTCCGCACTAAACGAGTTCAACTACTCTGAGGCCGTTGAAGGCCCAATCAGAGAAGGCGTGCTCAAGGGTGACGTTGTTTCTGATATCTTCGTAACCGAAGACTTCAGCACAACCAATGACCTTCGCATTCCTCTTGATCTCCTTGCCCCAGGCACTGAAAAGGATCACGTTGCCTACGTTATCCCAGATCACGGTAAGATACCAATGCGTAGAGTTGAGGCTGACTACATTCAATTGAACACCTACATGATAGGCAGCTCAATTGATTGCACAAGAAAATTCCTCAAGAACGCTAGATTCGACGTTCTTCGTAGAATGATCGAAGTTCTCAACATGTCCTTCGTAAAGAAGAACAACGACGACGGTTGGCAGACACTTCTCGCTGCAGCCTACGGTCGTGGTATCGCTGCTTATGATGCTGACGCACCAGCTGGTTCTTTCACACCAAAGCTCGTTAGCCTCATGAAGACCATCGTTCGTAGAAACGGTGGCGGTAACTCCACTAGCACCAATCGTCGCAAGCTCACCGATCTTTACATGTCCCCAGAGGCATTTGAAGACATGAGCGCGTGGGGTCTAGGCTTAGTCTCTGATGACATCAGAACCTCAATTCAAAGAAGTGAAGAAGGCGCTGTCCGTGGTATGTACGGCGTAAACTTCCACGACCTTGATGAGCTTGGTGTTGGTCAAGAGTATCAGCTCTACTACACAGGCGTACTAAGCGGCTCACTCGCTGCTTCCGACGAAGAGCTTGTAATCGGTCTTGACCTAACTCAGCCAGACAAGTCTTTCATCCACCCAGTATCTCAGAAGATTGAGATCACTGAAGATGAGAATCTCCACAGACACGGTCTCGTTGGCTTCTACGGATCGATGGAAGGCGGATGGGCTTGCCTAGACGTCAGATACATCCTCGCTGGTTCCTTCTGATTTACAGTAACGCAAATACTAAGAATCCCGCTCCGTTTGGGGCGGGATTTTTATTTGTGTATCTAAAATAGAGGAAAAAATGCCATTAGCCCCAACAAACCCAAGCAATGTTAGCGGTGTAACAAATCGCGCTATTGTTTATCAAAATCCAACTGTTCAGCAGAGTATTACTTATGGTATAATAGGTCTTGTTTCAGAAAATATAGTAGCTAACCAGTTTGTCTACGATAAAACAATCAAGCCATTCGCAACAGGCTGGCCATCAATAGATTCAACCGGAAGATACATTTTTGCTTCAGAAAGCGGCCATCACGGAGAGCCGGTTGAGTCGGTTCTAATATACAACCCAGGACCAACAGCAATTCGTGTTGGTTACAACATACCATTTTCTGGCAGCTGGTCCTCTGAGCCTGGCTTTCCTCTTGGTTCTGGTGACAGCATACAGTTCGGTGGTCAAAATATAGGAACCGTAAGAAATGCTTGGGCAAAAACAGTATCTGGCGACTCTGGTGCTGGTCAAGTCATTTACGTACAAACATATCCAAAAGATCACTGGGTCTAAAAAATGCCAACAGTAAACAGCTGGACAGACGTTTTGCCAGAAAGATTGCGCTATTATATAGGCGACTTAGATTCGCCACAGCGATACACTGACGCAATACTTGAAAGTTTTATTACTCTCGCTGCAGCAGCCGTAGTCACAGAAGTCCAGCTAATAAACAACACTTTTACTATAGATACAGCAAACAATACAATATCACCAGATCCAATAATTAGCGGTGATGTAGATCCTGGCATTCCAGCGCTTTTTGTTTTTAAGGCAGGCGCAATTCTTGCAATGTCTGAAGTAAGAAGAGACGCTGCCAAATACGGTGTAAAAATTCGTGATGACGTTACTTCTTATGATGGAACTGCTGCGTTAAAAGTTCGTGGCGATTCGTACAAATTTTATCTTGAAAATTACGAAAAGGCACGATGGGCTTGGGAAAGAGGAAACAGAGCAACACTCAAGGCTATATTTGGCGCATACGAAAGCGCAAATATTGGTCAAACAAGCGTCGATTTCTACTGGCCAACAGTTCATAGGAGATAAAAATGGGAACCCTGTCAAGCTCAGAATTAAGCGCAATAAAATCAGAATGGCGCAGTATAGCAACTGACTTGACTGACAGCTTTGGTCTTTCTTGCAAGCTTATTTTTGCACATGCGGTTGAGGCCACGCCAGCTGTTTCACAAGATCCCATTGGCAAAAAAGAAGCCTACATGCCGTCCTTTGGTGGAAGATCGAACCCAAGACTTGTGCCTGGTATTGGTTTAGCCAACCTTCCTGTTTCTCCAACTGGTTTGAAGATACAGGAAAACACAAAAACAATAACCGCTAGAGTTTATGGAGCCAACAAAGAGTTTAAAGAGCTAAATCCAGCAGCTGGCATATCTGAAAACGTCTGGAAAATGATATGCGCAAAAGAGTATTCCCCAGACCTACTAAGGTGCACAGACGCTGTATTTGACGCCTCTTTTAAGGGCAGAGAAATAAAAGTAAAACTAATTATGGCTCCTGTCCCGTATGGCCTTGGTGGATATCATCAAGTTAAGACATACTGGGTGGAGACATCAAATGGCTAAACCCGCCAAAGTCAGCACTACATTTCTAATACTTGATCAAACTGAGTACTCTTCTGCAATCAAGCAGCTCGAAAAAGACTTAAAGGGCCTTGGTGCAATATCAAGATTGATGAAGAGGGCAGTTAGTGTAGCCGCAAAGAAAACAGCTGCGTTTTTAGCAGATAGATTTCGTCAACACGTTATTAATGACCCAAATATAAAACAAGCAATGACTGACTTAGAGCTTAGAGGTGCTCTTGGTTTGAGAAAAGATACTAAGATTGAAGATTTGATCTTTAAAAGATCTAGAGCCTTTTTTAAAGTCGAAATAAACCAAAACGGATCAGATGGCACAGTAAGATTCAAAAACCAAACAGATCTCGACAAGATAGCGTCTTCTATATTTTACATCTCGAAAAAAACATTCTTAAACCCGTATTCAGACACAAAGGTTAAAAAATCAACTTCACAAAAAATTAATTGGTTTGAGTGGCTATTAAGGCCATCAACTGGTAACATTCAGGGCTTTAGTGTTTGGCCTGGTGTAAACGGAAATGAAAAACTAAATCCGAAACTAGAACCGCTTAAAGACACAATCAAGGCAAATATAGCAAAGCGCTCTAGGAGCGGAACGCACACAATGCTTTTTGGTGGTTCTTTTTCTATAAAGTCTTGGGTAAAAAGAAAAAAAGACGTAGATATCGATAAAGAGTTTATTAGAACAATTAATGATGATGCTCGTGATTATTTTCGTGTTGCTTTACGCGAGCAAGTGCTAAAATACGGAGCCTATAAAAAGGGAGAGATTTCAGAAGGTCGCGCTGGCCCAATCTCCCAAAGAGCATCAAAAGAAGCCAGCCCAGAGGCTAAGGCTTCAGCAAGGGAGCTTGCAGAGAAAATAGTAGAAGCTGCGCAAAGGGGAGAAAAAACATTTATGGGTAAACCAATACAGGATCTTTTAAAGATAGTTAGTCAGATAGGGGGCTTGAGAATTTAATGTTTAGAAACTTAACATATCTCGGCCAATACAGTAATCGTGCACAGATACGAGAAAATCTTACATGGAGATTACGTGAGGCTTTTATAAACATTGGTGCTTATTACAATATAGAGTCTGGAACAAAATCTTTTGATGGCAGTGAAATGGCTGTTTTAAAGCCATCGTACAGACCTGAGCTTCACAACTCTTCTGGATTTAAATTTTGGCAGGGACTAAGCTCCGATTGGGTTTGGGAAAACGCTTCTCCAACTTATACCGGTGGCGTAAACCCTATACAAGTAAGCGGTATATTTATTAATGATGTTTTTTACCCCACAGGAACCACAGGAACTTATCAGTATTATGTTGATTACGCAAGAGGCGGTATAGTTTTTGCTAACGCACTTACAGAAAGTGGAAACGTAATCTACTGCAATAGATCTGAAAGGGCAATATTTGTATATCCAACAAAGTCTAGTCAGTATAAGATGCTGTTCACAGAACACCTAAAGAGATTTGAAAATTATACTCCAGGATCGGGTGTTGATTCTGTTCCAAACGAGCTTAGATCTTTTATGCCAGCTGTATTTATAGATGTCTCGCAATCAAACGGGGATCCTTTCCAGCTTGGTGACATAAATAAACTGCAAAACTTCAGCATTTCTCTTGATATTGTTTCTGAAGACCCCGGTCTTCACGACACTATTGTTGATGCAACACTAGCCCTAGCTGGACAGGGCACAAAGATGTTTGACGTAAATAAAGCAATAGAAAACAGAAAATACCCTCTTGATCACAAGGGTCAAGTTGAAAATAGAATAAGTGCTGATCAAATGTACGCACTGTATCCATGGAAAACTGGAAGATTTGATTATAATCCAACTGAAATAGAGGGTTATACCGCTCTTCCTATTTACAAATCTACTGTTGTGTTTGATTTTGAAATAGTTACTTAATTGTGTATTATCAAACGGAGACTAAAACTTAAATGGCTGACAACAAAAGACTATATTACGCAGCATACGGGGTTGGTATTGCAAAAAATACTACAGCTGGCACAGTTGGCTATACAACTGGCTGGATTCCTGTAAGCGGCCTTCAAAGTGTTGGTATAGACACAAGCTTTAACCTAGATACCGTATTCCAGCTTGGTGAACTCGAGCTTTTTGATCAACCAGAAAATCTTCCATCAGTAGAGTGCACTATGGAGCAGGTTCTTTGCGGAGCAACCCTGCTTTCCTCTCTTGGAACACAGGGTGCGACAACCGGCACTCTAGTTGGCCGCTTCTCTAACGAGCAGTGCAACATCGCCGTTGGTTTCTGGGAAGACACAGTTACTGTAATGGGAACTGGCACAGCTTATGGCGGCCCACCAAGCGGAACATGCATCATGAGCGGCATGTACGTAAACTCCATCAACTTTAATATGCCCGTTGACGGAAACTTTACTCACAGCGTTACATTCGTAGGAAACAACAAGCTTTGGGTATACGGAACAGGTGTATCTGGTGGGGCAGCAACCGGATTTTTCAATCCAAACAACTTTGGCACTGATATCGACTCCACTGGAGTTCGCAGAAGATACAACTGGAACCCAACTGGATCAATTCTTCCACGAAGTCTTGCTGGTGTAAGACCAATAGCAGCAGCGACTGGAACACTACCAGCTTCTGGCCAAAGCGCAACTGGTGAAGACGGTGGATACTTGCCAAGAATACAGTCCATACAGATTTCTACAGACTTTGGTCGCCCAGAGATCTTCCAGCTCGGTCGTCGTGCTCCATATGCGCGTTACATTGACTTCCCAGTTGAAGTAACTACAACCTTTGAAATTATCAACCGCGCTGGCGATAAGGTATCTGCGCTAGATAACACCGCAAACTTGACAAACGAGCCAATTATCATTGGTCTCAATGACGGCACTCTTTTTGATATGGGTCTTAAGAATAAGCTTACCTCAGTTTCTGATACTGGTGGCGACACTGGTGGTGGTAATAGAACAACAACTTATACCTACACTAGCTACAACACACTCTACATTAGAGACCCCAAAGACATTGCTGGCGCAGCAATTACAGGCCAGCTTCTTTCGACCGGTGGAGCAAACGTTGGCGTGGCAGGTACGTTCTCTGGCCCACCAACCTAATCTTGGTTTTAGTCCTAAAGAAAGACCCGACCGAAAGGCCGGGTTTTTTCTATACTATACTAGTGATATCCGACTCCTTGGTTTACTCAATAATATCTGGTGAATTTTGTATTCATTGCGGTGACAAACAATACGTATTTAGACAGCCTGGAATAATTACTTCTTCAAGAATTTATAACTCATCCAATATAAATGAAAACCGCTTCAAGAAAGACGGTTTTTTATCTAGCGAAGAAGAAAAGGAGCTGCTCTACAGGCACGGCCTTTGGAGTGACGATCTAGAAAAAGAGTTTGAAAACACAAAAACAATAATAAGAGAAATAACTAAATCACTACCAGAATTTGAGTACAAGACTATAGAGAAAAACATGCTTGTCTCTAGAAAAAAAATGGCAGAGACAAAGCTTAAAGAGCTTCTTGAATTAAAGATGTCTTTCTTTACGCAGACCATAGATTATCAACTTAAAAAATATCAAGCCTCTTCTATTTTGCCATATTCAATATACTTTAATGGTGCGCTTTTGTGGAAAGACCAAAAAGAATTTGATGAAGAAATGAGTGCAGATTTAATTAATTGCCTTACTGGCGAAATCCTTAAAGACTTCTACTCAGAGAAAGAAATACGAAAAATTGCTAGATCCGAGCCATGGAGATCAATATGGAAAACATATAGTAATTCTGGTGGCGATTTATTTGGTAGACCACTTGCAGACATGGCTAAGTCGCAAAGAGACTTGACTTACTGGTCAAACATATACGATAATGTATTTGAAAGTCACGAAAGACCAGATTGGTCAGTAATAGACGACGATGAGGCACTAGACAAGTGGTTTGAAGAACAGTACAACAAAACAAACAAAAAGAAGACTGCATTTACAACAAACCCAAAAATAGCAGCAGCAAAAGAAGTATTTATAGTTGCACAAACACCCCAAGACGCACAAAAAGTGTATTCATCAATGAATACCCCTCTTGGTCTCGCTAGTATACAAAGCAGAAACAGGAAATTAGAGACGAAGGGGGCAATAAAGGAACATGAGCTGCCCGATGTGCAGGTTGATATTCAAATTCAACAAAACAACTTGAAGGTTAAAAAATGAATTACAAAGAGGCTCGTGAACGGCTTCGCTTAATACAACAGCAAAAGCTACAAGAGGTAAACGAGCAAAAGTGTTCAGAAATACTGCAAAAAATTGCTTGCTCAAGAATGGAAACCGTTTTTGTTGGTGCTGTTTCAAAAATAGAGCATTTCTTTGGTTCTCTTTGGGGTGAGCTAGAAGGCGTAGACGAATCTAAGATGACATCAGATCAGAAAAAGTGGTTTAATAAATTTCTTGATCTACGAGAGGCAATATTTGACCAAGGCAATACTGAAAAAAACAGAATAACAAAAGACATTAATAACTTTAAAATTTCTCTAAAAGAAACTAAAATACAATTAGGACAACAAAATGGAAGAAGTAAGAAAATTTGAATTTGAAGGCGCGCATTACAGAATAATTAAGCCTACCAACAAAATAAGAAGAGAAAGCGATGCGATATACGCGAGAGCTTATCGTGAAGCAATCGCAAACGGTCTTTTTTTAGAGGCAGAAGTTGAAAAAATACTTAAAGAGCGTGGGCTTGACAGATATTCTCGTGAAGGCGAGAGAAAAGAATCCCAAGCGAAAATAGATAGACTTCTGGATAAGCTTGAAAAAACTGAAAAGAAATCCGATGGAATGAAGATCGTAGAAGAAATACGATCAGAGCGTAAGGCTATGGACGAAGTTGACAGCGCAAGATATGAGTTAAACTCACAATCCGCGACACTGTTCGCTGAAAACAGAAGATTTAACTACTATGCTTTTGCCTGCTGCTCTAGAGAAGACGGCACAAAAATATGGTCATCCTTCAAGGAGTTTGAGGACGATGATTCGCCGCTCGCAAACAGAGCCGCCTCTGAAATAATGTCCTTTATCTATGAGGGTACACAAGAAATCCTGAGACAGATTGAAAAGCTTAGACCTGAAAATGAATGGCTAGAAAAACACGGTGAAGAAACACAAAATCCACCAGTTGTAGATAAGGCCACTAGCGAAGAAAAACCAAAGAAGAAAAAGACCTCAGTAAAATAAGGCGACTCTAGTGTATTTAATCTAGAGGACGCAAAGTGGCAGAGGACTTCTTTTTAAGGTTTGGCGCGCTTGTCAACACAATTAATGTAAATAAGTCTGCTGTTTCGCAAGCGGCAAAGGCTATACAGAGCGCCCTTAATCAAAGGGCTGCTGTTGATGTTGCTGTAAATTTTAGCCCAGGAGACGCAACCGAGCTTTTTGGCCAGATATCAAAAGTAGCAGACCAGGCAAGAAAGATCATAAATGATCCGAAACTGAAAGTTGGCGCAGCTGGTTCAAGGGACGTAGAGGGTCTTTTCAAATCAGTTAACGCCCTTAAGGGCGCTTCTGCTGGCGCAAGAGAAGCGATAAGATTAATTCAGCTAAACCCAAAGACCTTCAAGGATTCTCAGGATCTTGTTACTCTTTTTCAGTTTTTAAGCGAAGAAATAAAAGTATTGCAGCGCGATGCAAAGCGGGCAATAAAGCTTGAGTTTGACACAGAAGCAATAGACAAGGCCTTGGAAAAAACAGAAACCCTAAAAACAAGACTAGCAACTAGACAACAGGTTCTTGGTTCTTCAATAGGGCAATTTATTAGAGCGCGCTCTGCTCAGGAAGAGCAGCGCGCACAGCTAGACCCTTCTTATGTCGCAAAAACAAGACAGGATATAAGATCTGAAGCTTTAAGCCTATTTGATCCAGGCTCAGTAAACACGCTGCGTGAAGCAAATGATCTGATAAATAAAGTTCGTGGTGAAACGCAAAAAATATCTGCAGAAAACTTTAACACATCAAAGGCTGTTAAAGACGCAAACGCTGCTTACAAGATAAGAGAGGCGAACGCAAACAAGATTTATAGCGTAGAGCAGGCCATCAAGAAAACAGTAGATGAGCAGGTCAAAGCAGAAGCGGCTAAGGCTGCAACAGCGGCAAAATCAGGAACATTTTACAAAGCAAGATCTGCCTCAGAAATAGAGAGAGACATAAGGTCTAGACCAGAAGTCGCAGCATTGCTGTCTGGTGGCGGTAAAATAGCGCCGCTAGACAGAAGGCGGGTTGAAGACACAATAAAAGCAGAAGGTGTTGCTGCTAAAAAGGAAGCCAAAGACCTTACAGACAAATTAACAGCAAAAGAAAAAGAACGAAGCAAGGCGATACTTGACCAGTTAAGATTTCGTGAATCCCTAAGAGGATTGATCGAAAAAGAAATTGCGCTTGAGCAAAAGCTTGTTGAGCTTGACAAGTTAAAGGGCAGAAGTAGGGCTTCGAGATCAAGAGCTGATATAGCTGCAAGCGTTGAAGGGCGATTTGGAATTATTGCGCCTGGGGCTGCTCCAGCCACCCAGGCAGACATAATAACGGCAAACGCGGAAAGAGCAACATTTGCAAGAAGTCAAGCCGAGCGCGAAAAGCTTGTCAGTAAAGAAATTTCACAAAGACAGGCAGTTCTTGAAGAAGAGGCTAAAAAGAGACAAAAAATAAGAGATCGTGTTCGTGAAACTTACGACGCTCTTGTAAAACTAAACAACGAGGTTGCTAGAAAAGCTGGTCCTGGATACACAAAATTAAGCAATGCTGAGCTTGCAAAACAAGCGCTTGAGGTAAACAAGCTTACTGGTGTCAATATTTCAAGCCTAACTGGGGCTTCACTTGAGGGTGCGCTTGGAAGAACCACAAAAGCGTCAAAAGACGCAAAAAACGCGCTTCGTGAATTTAATCAAGCGCTTAGAGATGTTGAGGGTGGAAGACAAAGCGTTCTTCAATTCACGGCTAGATTTGGAAACAGCTTTGAGAGACTCGGGGCACAAGTAACAATTGCTACTCAAAGAATTGCAGCCTATGTAATAGGCGCGTCTGGAATATATGGTACAGTTTCTTTCATAAGAAACTCCACTAGTGAATTCTTTAAACTTGAGCAGCAGCTTACTAAAGTACGGCAGGTGCTTGGTGACACGACAGAAAATAACGGAAAGATAAAAGAGCTTTCAGGCTTCATAAAGAACCTAGGCACATCTCTTGGAATAGCCCCTAGTGAAATCGCTAGTGGTGTCGCATTGCTTGCTCAGGCTGGCTTCACAAACGTATCAGAGCTTAAAGGAGCCATAGAAGCAATATCCCAGGCTAGACTTGGCCCATCGTTTGGTTCCCAAGAGCAAACAGTTGACGGTCTTATTGCCGTTTATAGGCAATTTAACTTAACGCTTTCGGATACTAAAAACATATTAGATCTTGTAAACCAGTTCTCTAAAGACTATGCAGTAGAGTCACAAGATCTTTTTGAAATAGTTAAGCGTGGCGGTTCTGCATTTGCTGAGCTTGGCGGAAACTTCCAAGAGTTTCTCGGCATATCCTCTGCGCTTAGGCAGCAGACCAGAGAATCCGCCTCTGTTATCGGTACATCGCTAAAGACAATAACAACGTCTTTATTCAAGCCAAAGTTTGAAAAATTCATAGGCGGTATCGACCCAAAAATACTTCAAGAGCTTAACCCGTCAAGAAGACTTCAGTCTGTAGCAAAGCTTTTCCAGACTAGATTTGGAACAGAGTCTGAAAAAGTCTCTGCTATAGCGCAATTTGTAGACGTAAGAAACGCATCAAGGGTACTTGCTCTTTTTGAGGCTCTAAACTCACAGGCTGAAAACTTAAGACAAACAACAGAGAAAGCCGCTGGATCAGTTCTTCGTGATGCTCAGACGCAGCTAGAAACTGTTGGAAAGTCGATAGAGAGAGCTAGAATTTCTCTGCAAGAAGCTGCAGTTGGTCTTGTTGATAACCCGTTTATAAGAGAAGTATTTAAGTCTGGCGCAAATCTAGTTAGCGGAGCAATAGCGCCAACTCTTGGCGCAATAGCGCCTGTTGCTGCGCCTGCAGGTTTTGCAGTAGCAATTTATGCTCTAGTAAACATCATAAAGTCTTCTATTGTTACGTACCGAGCACTAATCACAAGCAGCCAAAGACTTACAACTGGACTCGATTCGGTTAATAGAACAATTTCCATTCTTAACAACAACATTACAGCGCTTAGCGGAAGAGGCACTTCGATACCAGGAGGACCACCAGGTGGTGGTGGTGGCGCAGGAGGTGGTAGAGGTGGTGGGTTTTTAAAGAATGCTATATTTTCTCCGCTTGGACAGGGAACTGGTCTTTTCTTAGCCTCTGGCCTAACTTCAATATTGTCTGATTTTGTTTCTAGGCTTGGTACAAATGAAAGAGAAAGAAATGTCGCAGGAGCCGCTTCATCTGCAATAAATGTTTTAGGTGGCGGACTTGGAGGGGCTGGATTTGCAAGACTTTTAGGGTTTGGTCTTCGTGGCACAGCAGCTGGTGTTATTGCTGGCGCTGGGCTAGAGACTTTTAAAGTAATAAATCAAAGAAGAGAAGATCAAAGAATAGCAGAACAGCAAAGACAGCAAGAACAGCTTTCTGCTAGGCAGAACATAACTGCAGAATTTGTATCAAGCGGAAGAATAGCACAAGGCGGCGTCCCGACACTTGGACCAAACATAGAAAGATTCTTCCTTGATAAAAACGCCTTGCCTCAAAGAATAGACGCTCTTGTTTCTTTAATTATTAAAAGAGAGGGCAATGTAAAAGGATCGCTAGAAAATCTTGTCAGAAGGTCTGACCCAAATCTGACTTCAGAACAAATAGCTGAAGCGGTAAAGGATCTCACAAGCCCAGAAGGAGGCGGAACGCAAGCGCTTGAGATTCTGAGGCAGTCACTTAAGAACGCGTTCGTAAGAGCGCAAAATCTTGGTCTTACTGGTGCTAAAGCTGATGCATTTGTTAAAAAAGAACTGCAAACCCTTCTTTCAAGACCCTCAGCAGGCGTTGTGGTGCAAGGAAAAGAAATTGAAAAGGTATTCAATTCCCTTGTCAAGCAATTCGGTAAAGTTGGAAGAGCATCACTAAGCCTTGATGAGGTTTTAAATGATTACGCTCAAACTCTTGAGCTTTCATCCGCAAGAATATTTGCGTCGCTTGGAAGAGTCAGCCAAAGCTCGCAGCTAAGACAAAATGTCAGAAATAGAAACGTTTTAGGTGCTGACGCCCTTTCATCTATATTTGGAACAGGAGCGTTCACTCCAAGGACAACAGAGCTTTCGCAGTTTACATCAGAGGCCCAGCTCTTTTCTCGTTTTGGAGCAACGCCATTAATAACGCCAGATCTTCAGCAAAGAATAAATCAAATAAACACACTAGCTGAGCAGTTTAGGTCTGGTTCTTTTTCTGGCGCCCCACCCCTATTCGTAGGAAGGCAGGCTGCACGAGCAGCTGTTGGTGAGGACGACAACGAGAGAGACTTGAGAGGCAGAGAGTCAGAACTTCAAAAAAGATTTGAACAGCTGGCTAAATCTGGAGAGGTAAATGTAGGAGAGGCTCTTCTAGGGATCGATAAGCTAAGAGAGGCTAGAATAGCCTCAATTAATGAACTTATTAAAGAGCAAAACGAGTATTTAAAAGATGCTGTAGCCCTATCTGATTTAGCCACACAGAAGCGATTCCAGCAGCTTGACGTTCAAAAACAAATAGTAAGTATACAAGACTCTCTTAGAAGACAGCTTTTAGAAATAGATCGCGCTAGTGGAAATATAAGCGACGCTCAATTTAGGAGTGGCGTTGGCGCAATAAAGCCACAGCTTCCAGGCGTCGCAACTGGTCTATTGACTGGTGGCCGTGGTGGATTTGCTGGTCTTGGTGCTGCGTTGGCAGATGTCCAAAGAGGCTTTGCTATATTTTCTCAAAATATATCTAAGGGTCTTTTTGCCCCAGGCGCTATAGTAGACCAACAATCCTCACCAGCGGCATTCGGCTCCTTTATAAATAACATAATACAGTCAAGACAGTTAGCCGTTGGGCAAGTAAATCTAGCCGAAACAGACCCAAATAAACTCATAGCCGATGTCACTAGAGCCTTCAACGAAACAAAGTCTCTTATACCAAGACTTTTTGATGAGTTTGGAAATTACCTAGACGCATCAAGACAGGGCGTTCTTGAGCAGATTCAAATTATACAAGGCCAGCTACAAGCAAGCCTAGGTTTTACTAAAGACATTGTAAGCAAGGCATTTGGCGGGACGCCAGACGAGCAAGCCTTGGCACGTCAAGAAATAGAGAAAAACAGAGATAATCTGCGAAGACTTGCTTCTGAGCTTCAGGCGGCTGGTTTCAAGCCAGAGGATCTAACCCCTGAAAAAATAGTAAATAGCCCAGCCCTGCAAGCCATAGCAGAAGATTTTGCAAGAAGAATAGGCGCAACTGGAGATTTCCTTGGTGCTACTGGCCTTGCACAAAGCGCTGGTGGCGCAACACTTCAAGGATTTGGATTTACTGGTACGCAACTAAGCGATCTAATAAATCTAGGACAGGCAATTGTTCCAAGCTTGACTGGTTTTAACACTGGACTATCAAATAGTTTTAGTGAAATAAATAAGCTTAAAACTGAGCTTGAGGCAATTGCTAACACGCAAATAAAGCTTCAAAAAGAGGCAAAGGACATAATAGATGGACAAAACGCTTTAGCAACAAAAACTGCACAAAATTTAGCGAAGGCACTTGAGGGCTTCCCAGAAACAATTACATTCAAAATAGAGGGCCTCCAAGACATAAATCTGAAATTCAATCTTACTTCAGCAGAAGAAGACATACAGAACATTAAAAACGAAGTTGCTACACAAGTGTCTGAATATATTAAAAACGCATTGAACACAGCTGGCTTTAGCATATCTTCATTTACCTTTCCAGTAGGACGACCAACACCATAAAATGCCATCCCAGTACCAAATAATTAGCAATATTTTGACTTATGGCGCCTACGGCGTCTCAAGTGGTACTGCAACAATATTTGCTACTGGTGCGCCAGGCCTAACGATAGGCGCTATGCCTATGTACATAGGCACGGTAGAAACTCCAGCCACTGGAACTGTGCCACTTATTTTATCCGCAATGGATCAGTGCGGACAATGGGATGTCGGCCTAAATCAAAGATGGCAAACTTACACTAGCAGCGCTCTTGAGCAATGGCAAGTAATACCGTCAAGCTGTGTTCAGGGGGCCTACATAACAAAGTACACATCTGTTTTTATGTCTGGCGCTAGCACTGGAAATTATAATGCGCAAATGCCTCTTTTCCTGTACGCAAGCGGTGATGGTATAATTAATGGATCAACAACCGCATTTGTGTATGCACAAGCCTTTGAAAGTTCAACAGGCACAATATTTATTAAGGGCTTTGGTTCATCGACAGGAACTACAACAATAGCAATATCTGGTGCTTATGCAGATTCATCTGGCACCTCCACAGCTTTTATAGGGGCTTTTGATGTTTCAAGTCTTGAGGTCGAACTTTATATTTCTGGTATAGAATGAGGTGTATAAAACAATATGGGAACTTCATTTTTAGGACAAACGCCAAGCCAGACATATAAAGATATTTTACAAATATCTAATTCGAACAACGGTATGCCCACAACTCTTCTGGCGGTTGCTGGTGGAAATGGAACTGACTCTGCCCTTAGAATATGCACAACTGGGGTTGACATAAATGGCGTATTGCTAATAAGCGGAACCAGGCTCACAGCGACAGCTTTAGAAATTAATAAAATTGACAGAGCTGGCTCTGATGGGGATGTTGAGTCAAATAAGGCAATAGTTGCTGGTTCTAACAGAGACATAACATTTAATGGCGGTATTATTAGCATGGCCGGTTCTGGATTGTTACAAAACGGAACAATTAGAAATATGGCCATTGAAAGCTTTTCATTTGGTGGTTATCAAGTAAGCGCAACTGGATCAACATCAACTGGAGTATTTGTGATTTATCCAGCTAGCGGAACTACGCAAAAAGTCACTCTTAATCAGCCGCTAACTCAAATATCAATTGCAAAATCACCTTTTCAAGATCAAGACGCGAGCGGAACGACGGGTCTTCCATCAACGTACATGCGCGATTATAGGGTAACTTTATTTACCGTTCAGGATGCTGCTGGTAACAGAGAGGTTGATTTTAATGCGTCTATTATTTGGCCACGCGAGCAATGGGCTAGCGGTTACTCTAAGCCAAGATTAAATTCTCCAGTTACTGCGACTGGAACACAAATTGACGGATTTGAGTTTTATAGTTTTGATTATGGCGTTACTTGGTACGGAAATAGGATAGCTTCTTCAATTGCATCTTCAAGTGCTGGACCGCTTGATTCTATAATTGATGGCGGCACATATTGATTTGAGGAAAACATGGCAATAGTACTATATAACGGCAAATATATTAGCCCAGCACCGCTTTACAGTCTATCTGAGAATTACGTCAGAACCACTGATGGTACAGTTCTATCTTCTCAGTTTGAACTCACATTAAATGGAACGCTGCTTCCTGATCGTGGATCACCAGGCCCCACTGGTCAATTTTTTACAAGTTTGGCAACTGCTGAGGCCGTAGATCCAGCTATTAATACTGATGACAAAAAATTTGGCTCTCTTCTTAAAAAGCAAAGAGCGCTTCGTGATCTTTTTACAATCAATCCAGGAGAGCCGAATACTGGCTCCGCTACAAATAAAGTATCAACTGAATATTTACTCGAAATAAAAACTGACGATGGAACTACCAGTGTGCTTAAATGTAAGCCGCAAATTTCTAACATTTCATTTGCAGACGCTATTCACGTTGTAAAAACAGATTACACAATAACAATACTTACAAATGAAATACTTATTGACGGATACACTCCAGTAAATCCTACTTTTGCGCAATCTGAGTTTGGTGGTTTTAACTTAAAATCAGCTTCTGACTCAATCACTGTTTCTTCCGATAACGATTTTGAAAATTCTTATACTGTTACAAGAACGGTCTCAGCACAAAGCTATAAAGCGTTTGCCACAGAATATGCAGCTACTGGAAACAATGGCCCATTTGTAAAAGCAAAAAACTGGGTTGAAAAAAAGGTGACAGAAGCTGGACTAGTTAATCCAATAACTATTTACAGTTTATATGCACCGAAGTCAGGATACGAATACGTCGGACATCAATCTTCTGAACAGTCAGACCAATACGCCGGATCTTATTCTATACAACAGACATGGAAGTTTATTAAAACAACTACAAGCGGAGTTCAAGACGATTTTAACATATCAATGACGTCTAGGGCTAGCGGACCAAACGCAATAAGCAACACCCACGGTTACGATAAATCTTTTAGAGTTTCTGGCGCAATAAAAGGTTTTGCTCCAGGACCAACTGGACACAAAAAAGCAAAAGATTACTTTACAAATATAATAGCTGCAAATAATTTTGGAATACTAAAAACAAGAATAACAGAAACTGGATCACTAACAAATCCGTACATAACAGGATCTTCATATATTTACGGCCCATATGGAATGACTATTTCTGAAAATAGACGTTCTGCGACTGTAAATTACGAAGCTGAGTTCAAGGAAAAAGCAGTAGATTTAACGGGTACAAATTTTATAGATTTTGATGTTAATGTTAGCCAAAATACAAAAGAAAATTTTGTTGCTGAAATACCAGTCCCAGGTAGAACAACAGGTCCCGTTATTCAGGACATAAAAACAACAAACACAACAAAGAGAAATATTTCAGCCAATTTTGTCATAGGAACTGGCCTTAAAGCCGACTTTGAAACCATCGGCACCTATAGAAGTAACGCAAAAACAGTTTTAAGCGAAATAGATGTCTACCCTACTGGAAACCAAGGATCAAATTTTTGGCTTACTTCTTTTAGCGAGTCACTTGATATATTTAAAGGAACTTATTCTTTTAATGCAACTATACTAACTCCAGGACAGGGTGGTACTTTATAATGCCAGCAGATTCAATAATAGGGTCCCCAATAAAGTTTCTTGGTGGCTCCGTTGTAAGCTTTAGCTGTAATTTAGGCTTTAATGGCTCTCCATCAACCTTAGATGTCCAGCTAGTCGAGGACAACGGAGAAAATTTCACTGGACACGGAACTCTTGATTACGCCACAGATGAGCAGGCGCTCATTGCCTCTATAAAAGGAGGCTCTGAGTTTTTAGCTGGAAACCCAGGAAGTTATCATCTTTTTCAAAATGGTAGTTTTAAGTTTGGTGGCGTTGTTACTAGCTGGCGTCGAACGCATTCGTCTTCTGGAAGACTCATTAACGTTCAGCTTACTGATCCAAGAGCAATACTCAAAGACATTCCAGTTATTACAGACCACTGTCCGTCCTTTAATGGTGGCGCCACTCAGTGGGACGGATATAATGTTGTTACGCCACTAAACACATTTGCCAATGCTATTGCAGCAAACTGGACGGTTGATGGAATGATTTGGCGCGGTATTCTTGATACTAGACTACAGCAACCAACGTACAATTTTTACGGAAAGCAATATAAAGTTTCATTTGATGGAACTTTCACATTACGCATACCACTTAACTACAGAGTTCAAATACAAAACGCTAGTATTGAAGACTTCATCAACAGAGTCGCCAAAGACAATAATATTGACTGGTACGCTGTTTGCGAGTCACTAGAAGCAGACAGCACAAAAACTATATCGATTCGTGGCATTAGTAGAGTAAATCAGTACGCTCTCACAAATGATTCAATAAATACCTTTATAAGCTCCCTATCTAACAAGCTCTCATCATATGAGATTGGTAGAGAACTAAGAACCGATCCCACAAAAGCAATATTTATTGGTGACAACAAAAGAACATTACACATAAACACAGATCTAACCCAGGTCTACCACATAGACGGTGACGGATACATTTGCGATCAGCCATTCATTGATCTTTCATCAATACATTCCGATGATCCATCACTAGTATCTAATTTACCCACTGTCACTCTTGGTGGAATAAGATCGACTAAATCTGCTGGTGCGGCAAATGCTTCTTCCGTTGGTAACCCAACCACAAATAAAAGCAAATCACAGCTTACTAAGAAGGGCTACATTGCAACAGAAAGAATACTCAGAGCAGCACTGCACAGCAAAGAAGCTTGGGCCACTGCGATCTGGTATGCTTTTAGAGAGCTTTACGTAAACGGAATAACATATACAACCTACAGTGGTTTTCATCAAAATAAGTTCATAGCCGGCTCTCATTCTGGATCAACGCAAACTATAACATTTGGTGCACTAAATGGTATACCGATGAAAATGGGTATATATTCACCACCATTCAACCGAGAAAGCCCGTCATTTTCTGATGTACCAACAACATTTCTAAGTGGATATATTCCAACACCACAGACAGAAGCATTAAAAGAGGCTTGTTATCAAGCCACTCTTCGTGTCGCACAAGAATATTACGGCAAGGTGTTTGTTGGCTTTATTTTTAACGATCCATCGTTTAGCTCAATAACCGGGGCTGATTCTTCTGGCAATATTGGCTCGTATGTGTACTCTGGTAAAAAAATACCAATGACTTACGAGATAACTGATTCAGCCCCAGATTTAAGCGATCCACAAAATGATAACCTTGTACATAATTTATATGGTCTGCACTTGAATACAGACTCGGGTGCTTTCAGAAGTGAGCAGGGCTTATTTAGGCCGTACTGTGAAATAGACTTCGGAACCCTTTCTTCAAATAGGCCAGGTACAAGACTAGATAACTTCGACCCAGCGTCTTACTTGAAAGTAAGCAAATCAAATACAACACTTCCATCATCAAGCTCTGACTGTTACCTTCTTAGATCTGATGTCTCCATAGAGCAATATAAATTTGACCCAAGATATTTCTTAGCTACAATAAATGAACCGTTCAATGTTGGATTCGATGATATTAGGATCGCAACATATACTGTATACTCATACTCATCTGATCAAAGTGCTATAGAATCAGACCCAAGACTTCTTGGTGCAACAAAAACAGTTGATGCTGTGACTACAGTTCCAGCACTTCTCACAACTAAAAAAGACAAAAGCGAGGGCGCTAGAGAGTTTTTATCCTGGATTTACAGCGACTACGAGATAGTTGCCGGAACTGATGATATAGTTCCAGCATCAAAACAAATTTCAGCCAAAAAATACATGGAGATGATAAACAGCTCTTCAAAGATTTGGCAAGAAAAAATAGGATTAGCCGAGAGAAGATATACCCCAGCAATGGACGCTGGATTCAAAGTTGCCGTTCCATTAAAATGGAGATTCCTTAAGTACGGACCATTTATTGGAACCAACACTAATATAAATTACAATCTACGACCAACGCAGGTAATAGACGATACTAGTCTTACGCCATGGAATTATGGAAATGTTGGCAACATGAATGTAGCAGGCAATATACTTGCAGACAACTCTTCTGGCCAGGTTTCGACTGTTGGATACGCATCGATAACAGTTGCTGGTCTTCCAGAGTATTCAATAGGATACGAAATATCGGCCAATGGCGCGGTGATATCAAATCTTGCAGACATTTCACTTTCTTATGGAACTAGCGGCTTTACTACAACATATAGGTTTAAGACATTCTTTGGTCCAACCGGCTTCAGGAGAAAGCAAGAGATAGACTCTGAAAGATCAAATACATTTAGGCTTGCAGACGCAAAGAAAGAGTTCATAAAACTAGACTCAATCGTAAAAGATTACGAGCCAGAATCTGGTAAAAAATTCATATACATCGACAGATCACGATCAACACCAGCCACAGTAATAACCTCTGGTCAAGACAAAAACACGTCTGTTGACAGCAGCTTCCTGATGTGTAGTACGTCTCCTGGTAGCGAAAAACCAAATGTTTCGATTATTTCGGGCGGCGCAATAAAAGAGATGGTAAACGCTGACGTTTACGGCACTTACACCGCATCTGCATACGCTGGATTGAGTGAAATTTTTACACCTGTTGGTGGCGCTTATCCAGAAACCCTACGAGCTTCTGAAACTATAATACCTAGTATACACGGCATACCAATTGGTGGTAGCGTAGCGTTTACTTCAACAGCGGCGCCGAAAGAAACAGAGAGCAAGTACATACCAGTGTTTGAATTGAAGGAATTTGATCAGAAAGTAGCACTGCCGGAAACTTAAAATGGAAATACCAAAGGACACACACGGTCTAGTACCAGGAGATACGTCTCTTTCAAATTTAAGAAACAGACCAGTTCCACAAGGTGGTGAGCCTGGAACAATAAACCCATTTACAGCAAGATTTATAGGCCTTGCTGGACCAGTAGCTATTGCTGGATGGGGATACGATATTTTTGGAAGGCCTGTTCCTGGGGCTGTAAATCTAGCTGAACTTAATGGTGTTGAAAGCAGCCCTAAAAACTACAGCCAGACAAAGTTTATAACAAAAAACGCAGGAGGCGCAAAGTTTCCGCTCGGTGGAGAGTCTCTTCCAACGCATCACGTGGCTGGAATGCTTGATGTAAGATATGACCCAAGACACGGGCTTTGGAGAACAAATCATTTTTTCCTAGCAGAGATAACTGGAGTTGTTTCGACAGGCAATAGTATTTTTTGCAACAGATATGGCTGGAGAGAAATAGAAATACATGAAATCAATCTTCCAGATCCAACAACAAAAAATATGCCAGTAGACACAATTGATTTTCCATACCCAGCAAGATCGTATGTGTCTGGCAACGAAATAAATAATTATGCAATAAATCTAGCTGAGTCTTCCGCAAATCAACACGATAGAATTCATCATAAAATTCCGTCTGGCACAATTGTGCAGATGAGATCTATTAATGTTCTTAAAGCAGACAACGGTGATGATCCATCTCTTAATGATTATCAGCCGCTTTATATTTTTGAACAGGCTGGATACAATAGTGTCTTTATAAAAATACTAGGGTACGATGGAACTTATCCCGGACCACTTTCTGAGGGTGATGCGTCTCCGCTTGGTAACGAACCAAACTACAATCAGGCGGCGCGAATGCCGACTAGATGGATTTATCAAGGAGTTATAGTTCAGTTTAGCGGTGGTAGAGACATTCCGTCAGATAGAAGATTCTCAACCCCCTTTGGTTCTTTTGTTGAAGACGAAACCATACCAATTCAATACAGAAAAGTTCAATGCATAAATCTTATAGAAATTGGTAATCCGCCTGGTAAACGAGGCTTGGTATGTCCGGGAATTGTTACCGCCACTGGAAACACAATAACAGCAGCAAACGTTTGGCCGGATGGAGTTCCTGGGGGGATAGCATTCACAGGAGGTACAAAGTCCGCATATCCTAAAGGTTTTGCAGTTCAGCCAGTCTGTAGTGGTACGATTGTGGAAGCCCGAAGACTCCCCTCACCAAACGGCACAAGCACATACGGACCAATATACTATTTTCAAGTAGAAAACGCTCACGATGGCGGGTGCGCAAGCGGAGTTTGGCCTTTCTACGGACACACAACTCAATCACCAATGGAATACGGATCTGCTAATACTCCAAGACCTGGTGTATAATACAGTATGGCAACAGTCACTTTTTACGCTAACGAAGGCATAGGCGCAATAAATAGCGGAAGCCAAAATTTAAATGGCTCTGGAATAGGTTTTTTTGGAAATGGTGGCGCTTTTGCTAGCGTCAGGATTGGTGAATACCAAGACAGAACATTTGTATGCGACGCAAACGGCACTGCTGTTGGTGCAGAAATAGATAACGTAAAATATGTAAACGCTACAGGCGCTCTAATAAGCAGAGGTGGCACTACAGATGCTTCTTTGCCACTTGTAAATATACCAAACTACAAATCAACACTGAACATTAGATTTGATCATGGTTCTGCTGTTCGTACACAAAATGCGAAAGTTCAGATTTACGATAGATCAAATGTTAATAATGGGCCATCTGGTGTAATATGCCAAGTAGCCGAGATAGTTCATCCAGAGGTCTCCCAAGCAGTTGTTGGCTCAGGCGACTCGTCTTGGATTTCCTGCAGTGGATCAACACCATACGTTGACTTAATAGCAAGCCCAGGAATAAGTGGCATAAGAGTATCTGGATCAAATACAACAGAAGCGCAACACGACTGGTACGTTTGTATTTCAGCTTCACCAACAGGAATAGGTTCGCACACCCAGTTTGGAATATACTTTACAACAGAGTACCTATAATGCCAATTATTGGTCTTTATGGACAATTTGGCAGCGCAAAAAATGTACTTATTGGATCGTCAAGCAAGTACTTTTCTTCATTTTCAACGGCTCTTGGTTTTGGCGCAGTTGATGCCAAAAATTCAATAATTTTCCAAAAAGTTGGAGAGTACCAGGGAAAAACATTTATTTCTCCTGGTGACAAAACGGCTGTCGCTGAAGAAATAAATAACTCGGTGTACGAAACGTCATCAACGGCAGACGTAATAAGCCCAGAGCTTGGTTCGTATAAGGATATAAATGTAAACTATATACCAAATAGAGCTGCGCCACTAAATCTAAGGGTTTCTGATTTATCATCCATACGAGTCTCTAGCTGCAGAATGTATATAAATGACGGTTCTTCGACTGGAACATCAACTTCATTTTACGACTTCAAGTGGTACGAGTGCGTACACACAAGCACCGACGAAACAGCACCAGGGTCTGGAGCAGCTTCTTGGTCTTCAATGCCAGCAGGGTCTACTGGGTCTATAGTACTCAGAACAAGCCCAGGAGTAAGTGGTTCAAATCCTACAGGAAGCTTGTCGTATTCAACTAGACATGACTGGTATATTTGCCTGAGTCTTACTCCAGCTAAAACTTTTCAACAATCAACTATGAACCTTTCGTGTATTATAGACTACGTGTGAGGTTAAAATGGAAGATAGTGGGTGGATGGAGTATCGAAAATTAGTTTTAAACGAGCTTCAGCGCTCTAATGATCGCCTTACTCGTATAGAAAACGACATAGGTGAAATAAAGGAAAAGCTTGCGGTTCTTCAGACAAAAGTTTATTTTACATCAAGCACGCTTGCGTTTTTGATCTCAACAGTAGTAGCATTTTTTACAACGACAATGAAAGCATAAAATGGAATACAGATCTTTAAACAAACTGAAGTTTGTAATATCCCAATCAGCACCGACACAGGTTACACCATCACCAACTGGCCCAATTACCCCACCAGTAATTAGACCTTATCTTCCAGGGGTGAATCTTTGTGGTTCTCCAGACGCAAATAAAGAGTCTTGCTCTGCTTGTGACGAACTTGCTGGAATAACAGCCTCTCTTGGAAATATATCAGACACCGTTATAAGAGATCGGCTAAGAAAGGCAAAAGAAGCTCTTGGTGATATGTGTGCGCTTATTGGGGGCTGCTCAACATCACAAGCTGGAAATATAGCGCCATATCAAGACGGCACAGCGTGTTTGTGTTCTGCATTTATGGCACTTATTGCGTCTTTCAAGGGGACTTTTAATGCCGCTTTGCTTCAAAACCAATGGAATGACAAATCAAGAAGAGCATTGACTGACGTGCTTAAAAATCAAGAAGAGATAGCTGTAAGGGCTATAAGAGAATGCTATCGACGTTATAGAATTTCAGATAACAAGACATCAAGAGATAAGATATTAGAAATAATCAACACATACGTTGTTTAATCTCCACAACCAGCAAATGTGCTTGAAATTATATTTTTACAAATTGTCTCAATAACAAAAGCTTCCGATACGGTTATTCGGTGACCAGCCCAAAAACGCTGGTCTCCTTTTTTTGAGCTTACCTCAAAAGCAAATCCGTCGTCAAGCTTATAAAGCTTCAGTATAACATTGCCGCTTTTATTTTGATGAAAGAAGCCCTTGCCCTTTCCAGACTCGTCTGCAGCCCCAAGAAACGCCTTTCTCCCTGAAATAACACAAGCAATTTCAGCAGCCTCTTCTATATCAAGCTTTACTGTTTCCGAATCCTCTTTCCATGAAAAACGATTGTTGCCCTCACCGTCTTTTTGTGCTTCTTGCTTCGCAACAGTCAGAAAAAAGTTGCATGTCTTGTGATTCCACTCCCACGAAGACGCACACCCCTTTGTGTGATCTTTAGTGTTTGGTTTATAGATACGATAAGATGAGTTGTATTGCATTAGAAAATTACCTCGCCCTTGATTTGATCCGGAACGGTCTGACCGCCATTTTCAGGACCTCTGCTAAAGCCGTTTAGAACATTGATTACTTCGTGTGATTCCTTGTAAGTCAAAGCGTGAATGCTTTCAGCTGAAAGGCCACAGAACTTTATTAGCTTATTCTGATCGATTCCCATTCGGTTGCACATTGTGTTAATCGCAATTTTCGCGCTATCAGAAATTGGCTTATTGTCATCAATCATCATGGGGTCCATCTCGTCCTTTGATGCGCTTTGATTTACTTCCTCAAGAGTATAAACCTTTACTAGACCAATCGCCTTGCGTAGGGCGCGAGCTTCAGCCTTCGTTGCGGCTGTGGCAACAGCAGCATTGCAGTAGGGGAATGGTGTGTTGTCTGGATTTACGTCAAATACGTCACTTACGTACTCTGAATTAAAACCAACAACACCGTGTCTACGGAATGTAATAGAGCATCTGACTGTCGCTGTTCTATCCGATATAGTTGGTGACTTGAGAACCTCAACATCAACAGATGTAATTTTACCTACGAGCTTCTTAAAAATCCTCCGAAGCCCATCACACGTTGGCATTCCGTCTTTGCATTCTCTTTCTGTGAGTTGAGACATCACAAAATCAGACCACTTTGGATCTGTGTCATCAATTACACCAGATTCTGTCTTTAGCTCCTCTGGAACTTTTGTTGGCTCCGCTTCAGCTAGCATGTCCTCAAGATCAGGAATTGGCAAATCAGAAATCAGAACCTCGGCCTTACCAAGCTCAACCAGTTTTTTAATTAGTGCTTTTTTGCTCTTTCGTGGCATATTGTGCTATCCTTATGTAGTCCTCTGCAGATTGTGGGAGTATGATGGCTGCTTTTCCATAAGAACCGCCGTATCTTGAATCAAATACATTTTTGATGTATTCGTTTGGGAAAGCAACTAGATCAGCCCGACCAAAATTGGCAGTATTATTAGACCAATCTTCAATATCCATTACCATAGCAATAACTGGCTTTGCTAGATTTACGCTTGAAGTAACAGCTGAAAAAGCTTGGGCAGAAAAGCAAAGAGTTGGGCCATATATTGAAGAGATATAAGAAGCCGAAAAAACAGGAAAAGAAGGAACCGATATTGTGGCTGTGTCACCAAGAGTAAATAAATTAAAAGAAACTCTTTTTGATGTAAACTCTGAAATAAATTTATTTATCTCGTAATATTTTTGTGTCATGCAGCCATCAATAACAAAGTTTAGATTTGCCCGCTTGTAGAGCGAACCTATAAAAAATGTGTCATCTATACAGTTTTCATTCATTACTGCTGTCATTTTATCTCCTAAGCATCATGTACTCTCTAGAAATGTCTTCATTGCTAGATACGATTGTTTTATTTTGTCCGTGGACGTAGTACGTAAACAGAGGCATTGGAATCCGCAAACACATGTAATTTGCGGCAGATATCCGCATCCAAAAATCGTAATCCTCTATTATTTTTATAGACTCGTTAAGGTAACCAACTGTGGAGAGGACCTCTCGTTTAATGAACGAATTTGTTGAAACTATGCAGTCCCGCTTTAAGATTTGCGGATCAAAATCTCTTTTTGCGGAGTAGAAAAGTTTTGATCCGTGAACCTCAAAATAATCAGAGTACACAAGACCAACCTCTGAACCAAATTCAAGATACTTGATGCTCATAGCCGTCTTTTCAGGAGAGTACTCATCATCAGCATCTAGAAATCCTATGTATTCACCAGTTGAGTTTACAAGACCAGCATTTCGTGCGCTTGCCGTACCACCGTTCTTCTTTTTTACTAGCTTTATATTATGGGATTTATTTTTGGATATAATGTCCTGGGCTATAAGCAATGAGTTGTCTTTGCTGCCGTCATCAACTATTATAATCTCGTATTCTGATGGGTCTAGTGTTTGTTTTATCGCGCTCTCTACAGAACGCCATAAAAAATGACCCTGGTTGTAATTGGGTATTATTATCGAGCACTTCATACGAATTCTAGCCTTTCTTTTTCACGATTAAAAAGCTCGTCTTCGCTTATATCCTCGTACCTATAAATGTTAAAAGCGCCGTATTGAGAAAAACCGTCGTCTTCTGATCTGTATAGCACTGGCTTTGTGTTTTTTAAGGCAGCAGAGATAAGATCTGAAATTTTGTGCGAGTATTTTTCGTTTGACCAAACGCAATAATCAAACCCAGCCTTTTTGTAAGGCATTTTTTGATTTTTCAAATAATCATTCCAAATTAAGAATATGCTAGATTCAAGCCGCTCTTTTTCAGAAAGCATTTTTGTGTCTTCAAAGAAAGACTCAAGTATCTTTACGAATCTTACATTTTGTAGGCTTCCGTAGATTGATCTCTTGCAGTTTAGCTCGTCACCAGATATGCCAATGTCAACAAAAATGTATTGGTAATCAGGGTTTATTTCTAGCTCATTTTTGCATTCAGAAGCCGTTCCAAAGAATAATGGCCCGTTTCTGTTTTCCATCAAAAATATGCAAATTACTGGCTTCATTGCTTTTTCGCCTCTACGTTTAATACCCACTGATGTGGCCCATACCATGTTTTCGTTGGTTTAAAACCAGCAGACGAGAGTGCTTGTGTAAATGAATGTCTATCAAAAAACACAAAATAGCCACTAACCATAGAGTTAAACATTTCTGAGTCTATTACTTCAGATGATAGGGCGTTTGCAAGCGCATCAATGTCTATGCATTTTGCTTTTAAGGTACATGAGCTTGATGAAAAATTAGCCCAAGACTTTAAAATTTCAGCGTATCCAGCCTTGCTTTTTTCTAGAGCGCCTGGGTGACAAATAATTTCCTGTATAGATTCTGTTCCGCTTACGCTGTTTATTACGTAGTCTTCAACAACGTGATCTGTTTTAAAAGAACCATTTTTTTCAAGATTAACGTAGCCATCAAGATAGTTTTCGTTGTGATTAATATTTATTTTCATATTGTTTCGCCAATTCTAATTGAATAAGCCCTGTCAAAAATTTCATTCCAAGAGCTGATAAAGTCTTTTATATTGTAGTCTTGAACAATTCTATTGCGACAATGAGAGCCGATCTTATTGGCATATTCTTTACTGTTACAAATACGAACAATTTGATCGGCTATTTTGTCAATATCATTGGTGCAAATTTCATCGTTGCGCATTATGTTTGGTATTTCTTGCTTAGCTGTTGAGACGCATGGGGCACCACACGACATTGCCTCCATCAAAGACATTGGCACAGGAGAAAGTCTAGAGGTGTTAATATAGCAAGCACATTTATTTATTGAAGAAATAAGAGACTTTTCGTTTGCAATTGGTTGACTTATACCCGGATTTTCACCGATCAGCGCAAACTTTATTGACGGATCGATTTGAAAAACTTTTTCTTTTACTGATAGCCACTCGGTGAATCCGCAAAACTGATCTCGTGACTCAAGACCGTTTACTATGTACAGAACATACTTAACTTCACCATCAGATGGGCCAGACCACCCAATAAAATCATCCGTTCTTATGCCGTGCTTAACAACACTAGAGTTATCAATTCCCCATGATTTTCTATTATGCTCTGTTATAAAGACATTTATGTCGGCCTTAAAGGACTTCATGTAATCAAGTTGTTCTTTTGGCCAATTGTTTAATTGTGGCTCTATGTGCTCAAGATGTATTATTGGCAAGCGAAGGCTTTTAGAAACCTCTTGAGCAAACTGTATTTGGCCAAAACGCTCTTGCGATAAAATAAAATCAATGTCGTATTCAGTATCTGTTATTGAATTGTATACGTGTGTGTTTTTTGGGAGTGGTTTATATTTTGTCTCCCATATTTTTGAGTTACCGCCGCGATTAAAGAGCAAAAATTCGTGCCTAGTCTCAGCAAGGTTTGTTTGATAAGATTCGTGTGTTGGAAAAGTCAAAATACGATACTTTTCCTTTTTAGGCAAATTTACCCGATTGAGTATTGATACTATTGGATTCATTTTTATCTCAGCATTGATACTATCTTTGGACCAACCACTTCATACGAAAAGGTATTGTGCATGTGTCTTACGTTTTCTTTTGCGATTTTTTCGTAGTGCCCATTTGCAGCCCTTCTCATCTTGAACATCATTTCGGAAAGAGATCCCTCCATCCATTCCCCTCTGTGAGAATACAGCCCTGGAACTATCGCACCCTTTGACATGGCAAAAACCGGCTTGCTTATCATATCCTTCACTGTTGGCTCGTAGTCTGCAGGAAACATTCTTTTTATACCATTGAAGTGAGTTGCTATTACTGGTTTGCCCATTGCTGCTGCATCAAAAGCTGGAATGCACTCGCCCTCTCCACGAGAAGCACTGACAAAGCAATCACAGCTGCCGTGAATAGCAGCTAATTCATTTTCAGGCAAAACATCAGTGATAAGGTATATTTTAGGGTGCAATCTTTCTGGTCTTTTAATTTCAGACTTTAGAGATTCTATAGACGCCTTTACTGCGTCTAGTGATTCCGATGGATTTTTACCGTCAATATATGTTTTTATAACAAGAGAAACGTTATCTCTAGATGTAAACTCAGACAAAAACGCCGCAATTGTACCAGAAATATTCTTCCTGTACGAGTAATCTGAGATAGTGTAAAACTTATACGTGTCTTGTATTTCTTCTGGAAGATCTAGCTTTTGGTTACACCAACTATTATATTTTGAAAAATCAGCTGGTCTTGTTACCATACCAATCGGAGCAGTAACACCAGAATCTACAGCAGCCTCAATTTGCTCTGGCGTAGTCATCCATATCTCGTCCATCAAATTGCAAGAGTACTGCCAGCCAGAGTCAGAAAACGAAGAAGTTTCCCAATAAAAAAGACCGATGTTTTTTACGCCTTCAGTTCTAACAAATGTGTTTGGAATCGTTTGCTGAATTACAACATCCACGCCATCAAGCGAGCCACCCTCTTTTATTTGGGCGTCAATAAAGTTTGGTCTTTGATTTAAACTAAACCAAATTGGTGTTACGTCTACTCCTTGACCCTGTAGGCACTTAATAAAATCTCTAGACGAGTTTCCATAACCGGTGCCATCACGGTAAACAGATATGTATGCTACTCTCATATTAATTTCACATTCCCTTTATTTTGGACTGCGCTCTTTTTATTAACATTGCTGAAATATCGATTTTGCTCGAAATTGTTCCTTTCAAACACTTCCTTATTTGCAATGTTGTTTAGTTTCTCAAGATTTATGTCGTTTCCAGTGAAAGCGGAGTTGTTGTTCATAACATCGGATATTGCCGCCATTTGAAACGGTGTCCCCTGCATACACCCCCTAGTGAATGCGTGAGAAGCTATAGAACAAGCATTAAAGGCATCATAAGATCCATTACTCTGCAGATTAATGTAGCTAGAAATATTCGGCGGGGCAAACCATCTAAACGGATTTTTTGCTGGTATGGACGAGAATATATCGTCCCATTTTTTAGCAAAACCATCACTTGAGTGATAATGCTCAGCCGTTTCTCTAGCAAGAGATCGCATCAGCATTCTTTTTTCTTCTCCCTCTTGCAGGAAGCTAGTCAATATTTCCTCCAAGTGCTTATCGTCTGGAACGCCACGAATCTGACTAGTCTCTCTGACAGACTCTTGCTTCCAACCAGCCATTCTTACCTGTCCGTATCCACCGCCAAGTCTAGCTAGCTCATACGGAGCTGCGTAATCCACAGAAACTACTGGGACACCACAAGCCTTTGCTTCAATTATTGGAATCTCAAGTGCGCCAGCTACGCTATACTGAATATATAGATCAGCAAGGTTGTAGATTTTTGCAAGCTCCTCTCTTGTTGATCCGTTAGATGTATTTGCCATTGCGCAGGCTTTGGCTCTGCACTTTGGGCAATACTTTCTATCTCCAGAATAAAAACCAGGAGTGGACTGCTTGCACGTCTGGCAATAATAAGTAACTATTACTCTATTACCAACACCGTATCTGATTATCTCTTTTGGGATATCAAATCCGCAATCTGGGTTTCCTGTGTGCAGATATAGATAGGTCTTATCAGCGATATCTCCAAGCCCAAGCTTGTACAAATTATCAAGCGCATTTGCGAAAGCGCTCATAATATTTGGAAAGAGCTTTCTTGGCTGATTTCTCATTACGGTCATTATGATATTTGCGTCTTTTGGTATTCCGTACTCTTCTCTAATCTTTACTTTATCCATAGGCTTGAAGACATCTATGTCAACGCCTGGCATAGTATCTATTTGAGATACGTTTAGCTTTCCGCCACCGTATTTTCTAAGAACATTAAGCCCCCATTGCGTATATGATGTTAGCAAATCAACAGTTGAAAATGTTGATAGCCATTCATCTCTTGGTGGCTCTGAGTCAACACACGCTGACCATATGTAAGTATAATACGGTCTTGACGGCGATTTTGTTATAAACTCATCATGCCAGTAATCCCGATAGGAAAAAACAATATCTGGCTTAAAATGATTTACCGCACTTTCAAATCTTAACGAGCCGAACTGCGAGGTTTGATATTCGCGATGGAATCTTTCCATCTCGTCTTTTTTCGACTGCGATGGTATTACTGGATAAACCTTCCAAGGCAACTGATTTATTCTTGGATCGTCATCTGAAACATAAGATGCCAGCTCCGCAACCTCGTACTTTCCGCTCTTGTGAAGTCTTGAAAGGACGTCATATGCCATAACAGAAAAGCCTGTGTTTAGCAGGCTAAATTCACTAACTAGCAGAATTCTTTTTTTATCGCTCACCTGTAGTAAACCCTTTAAACTTTCCTAAGTTTTTAGTGCTGGCCTTCGATGAAAGGTTAAGCTCTTTTTCAATTTCTTCAGCAAGTAAATCAAGCTGGCCAGGGGCTTTGAGTAAACCCCTGGCCTGCAAGATCTCAAGAATTTTGACAATCTTAATTGAAGACATTAGAATGGGATGTCCTGAAGATCAGACTGCTTTTGAGTAGACTTTTTTGTGATCTTTTGCGATGGCTTTGATTCGCTTTGCTGTGAATCGCCCGAGCCTCGCTTTGAAAGAAACTCAAAGTCTTCAATGCTAACAAGGATCTTGCTTCTCTTTTCGCCATCCTTGTTTTCCCAGTTTTCTTGCTTTAGATGTCCCTCTACAAGAATCGGGTCCGACTTCTTTAGATACTCGGAAATTACACCAGCTCTAGAACCCCACATCTCACAATCAATGTATGTGGTTTCTTCCTTCTTTTCACCAGACTTCGTGGTGTAGCGGCGATTAATTGCCATTCTGAATCGAACAACACTGTTGTTATCGCCAATTTCCTTTAGCTCGGGATCACTAACCAAGTTACCTACCAAAACGACTTTGTTAAAATTTGACATGTTGTACCTGTGCCTTATTGTAGTTATCTAACTCTGTTTTCAATATAAAATTAACTTATTTCTGTTAAAGACTCTACTGACCATCCGCTTCCAGTTCCTCTTATGGTAAACTCATATTTGCCGTCCTTTCTAATTTTTGATTTGTGTTTTGCGTATGCATTTGGGAAAATAACGATTCTTATGCTGCCACTTGAGTCAGTAATGTTTATTTGACACATTTCCTGGCCAGGATTTTCACCCTTCTTCGTGACTGTAAACGTTGTGTCTACAATTGATGCAATAACCCTTTTTGTGATACCTTTGTTGTTTCGCAGCATCCTGTGGCAATCCTTGCATGTAAAGTCAGCTATATCTTTGTACTCATCTACTGCGCTGCAAGTCATTGCAATAGACAAAAGTTCTTGTTCACTAGAGGCCTTCCAGTCAGTTGTGTCCTTTGCGTTTTCATCTATTGCATCAGCCTCAGATTTGACTATTGGCTTTCTCTTTTTAGTACTAATAGTCTCAGAACACTCAATCATTTTTTGCTTAATTAATGATACCGAGTTGTTCGGTTCATTTTTACAAATTTCGTCCACAACGTACTTAACCTCTCTTGGTGTTAGTTCGTTCATGGCACCAACGACATCAAGCATTGTTTTTCTTCCAATTCCATACAAATCACAAGCCCCACTTTTTATTAGGGATTCTACACCAAGAGATCGCAAAGAATCCTTTTCCCTATAGGCAAGGTTTATGAATTCAGAAAAGTGCTTTGGTCTATTCGTCTTTATTGTTTCCCAGTCCTTCTCTCCAAACTGCTTGATGTGGCTAAGACCAAATATAATACTCTTTGAGTTATTATCGTTGACAATTTTAAAGTCTTTTGACGACTCCGTGATTGTTGGTGGAAGTATTTTTATACCACAAAGCTTCGCCTCATTAATCATATCGTGAAGCTCTTCTCTTGATTTTTGTCTAGCCTTGGAGTATGTTAGGTATGTGCAATAAAACTCATGCGGAAAGTTCGCCTTCATATACGCAGTTCTGTAAGACCACACTGCATATTTTTTCGCGTGAGCATCATTAAAGGCGTATCTTCCAGCGCTTTCAATCATTGAAAACAGCTGCTCTGCCAAGTCTTTTGACTTTCCATTTTTTACACAGCCAGAAACAAACTTTTCACGAAGATCACTGATTACTTTATAATCCTTCTTTCCAATGCCCTTTCTTAGCTTATCAACAATAACTAGACGGTCAATATAAGGCATTTCCTTCCATGCGATCTCGCCACCAAATTTCATTAGCTGTTCCTGATAAATGAGAACTCCGCTTGTTGGCTGCAGAATACGGTCAACGTCCTCATCTCCAAACTTGTGGGCGACATCAAGCCCGTTCTTTACTCTCGCGTATTTTTCAGTCATTCCAGACTCAAGACACGCCGGTCTAATAAGTGCAAGAACCGCGCTAAGTTCATTTATGTTTTTAGGCTTTATCTTGGAGGCCCACTGCTTTCCAAGCTCGCTTTCGAGTTGAAAAACACCGCCAGTGTTTCCACTTTGAATTAAGCGCCATGTTTTGTCGTTTTTAAAATTTACTTCTTCGATGTTGAACATACTTTACTCAGCTGTTATCTTGATCTTAGGACGTATCTTAAAGTTCATAAACGACATATACCGTTTAAACATTTCCGCCGTAATCTTCACGTCCTCAAGTGCGTCGTGAGTCTCAGATGTCCTTTTCATACCAAGTAAACCAGCGTAAGTGTCTAGTCTGTTATTTTTAAGGTTATCCCTGCCAAAAATAGAAAACATCATGGGCATCATATCGAGTTTTATGTTTGACCACGGGCAATCATTTTTGCCATTAATTATCTTGTATTTGCGCATCCAGTATTCAACAAATCTATCGTCAAAATTACAATTGTTATAACCAACAATTATGGGGTATTCCCATGGATTTTCAGAAGGATTTGATATAGAGAGATACTCTTTAAACTTTCTAAGAGCAGTCTTTGGATGCATTCCATCGGTTTGCGCTTTTGTCCAAAGATCTTGGCCAATTACTTGTATTGCTTTGGCATCAGCCTTTTCAGGACTTTGTGGTTGAACGGTAATGCAAAATTCTGGAATTGTT